TGCCCGCCAATTAAGAAGGTGCATTTCAATCCAGTGTGGGTGCTAGCGGATCTCACACACCCCCAGCTCGTCTGCGCGCATGGCAGCCAGAGTCAGGCACTGTAACTCGGCGTCTTCGGCCACTGTCTGTTCAGTCAGGATGCTGTCCATGCGCGAACGGTAGAGCGCATCACTGAGCGTTTCACGCTGGTCGAACACCGCCTGTATGCGTGTTTCGAATGGCGCATAAAGCTGCGAAAAACGCGTGGCGTAGGCGCGCTTGAGGTAGTCCGTCCAGAACGGCAACTCATTCAGAAACCGCAAGAGCGCCGGCGACACCTCGGCTGCCTTGACCTGAAGTTCGGCCTCGCTCAAGGCCGCCGGCGTTACGCCGCTCAACCGGGCATAGCGCATATGCCGCGGTTGCCCCGGCAGGTAGAACCGGCTGGCCAAGCCGGTACGCAAGGCCAGGCTGACCTCCAGTGGATCGGTGCCGGGATGGTTGAGGCTGTGATTGAGAGCAATGCGCTCCAGGCGATCGAGCCGAAACAAGCCCCGCCCCAGTGCCAACAAGGGCCGTGCGGAGAGCTGCCCACCCTCGATCTGTTTTCGCGCATCACTGATTTCCACCAATATTTCCAAGGCACTGAAACTTACCGCCGCGCCATCATCACAGTTGAATGGCGTAGCGGCGCGCTCAAACACTTCCTCGGCCAGGTCAGCACGCTGGCTGCTCGCCTCCAGCACACGCCATACCCGCTGCGCCATATCTTCACGTACGTGCTCGCTGTCTGCCGTGCCTCGCAGTTCGGCCAACAGTTTGAACAGCCCGTCACTGCGCGGCTCGTCCTTGAGCATTTGCCAGATCGTCTCCTTGCGCGGGGAGTCCGCCAAGCGTGAGTCGGGCATCCACAGCGCGCGCGCGGCTTGCTCGTTCAGACGCGCGATATCGTCCTCATAGACCCCCATGCCCACACCGCGCTGGCGCCGGTAGTCGAGGACTTTGCGGCGGGTTGCCGCCGACAGCGGGTTTTGGCGCAAATTGATGACCTGGGTTCTTTCCCGGCTGGCGTCGAACAGCCAGGCCGGCAGTTCGGTTATATCGTTCTGGCGCAGGTCGACATTTTCCAGGTAAGGCAAGCGCCAGAGGTTTTCGGGAAAGGTCTTGAGCTTGCACTCGCGCAACACCAATTGGCGCAAATCGAGCATCCGCTCAACCAGCGGCGGATCGATCAATGGGTTGCCCGCCAAGTTGAGTAACTTGAGCTGTCGCAAATCCGCCAGCTTGGTGCGCGTATAGGCCGTCAGCACCAGTTTATTGCCATCCAGGTACAAGGATTCGAGTTGCGGCATGTGCGAGAGGATTTCCGGCAGGCGCGTCAAACGGTTGCCCGACAGGTCCAGGGATTTGAGCCCGGTGAAATGCTTGAGGAAGTAAGCGACCCCGTCACCGGCGCCCATGTTTTTCAGGCCCAGGTGGCGCACATGTTCGAAGTTGATCTGGGCCGGCAAGGTTGGCAGCGGCCCGCCGAGCATGTCGTCGAGTGTCAAGCGCGACGCTTCACCCACACCACTCATGCGTCGCCAACATTCCTCGATCCGTTGCGCGATGATCTTGCGGCTCAGGCGTGCATCCGCCAATGGGCCGGTGACCTTGGCCAGCGCCGCCTCATCGCTGCGCCAGGCAGCGAGCACAGAGCGCAAGGTTTCATAGCTCTGCTGCAACGCCTTGAGCGCTTGCGCGCGGGCCAGATGATCCGCCCCCAGCGCCTCGATAAAGGTCGACGCCTGGGCGTTATCAAACAAGGGAAAGAGTTTTTTCGCCTTGCGCAGCAAGGCCGGTGGCTGGGGCGCAACCTCGGGCGCGGCGGCTTGTACGCATCCTTCGCGCCACGCCGGCAAGGGTTCAGAGGACGGCTGGCGCAGGTAGCGGGCGATCCCTGTGCGCTCATCGGTGACCCGCCAACGCAACTTCAATTGCAGCTTCATGGCGCCCCGCTCGCCCGTGTCATAGATGCCCAAGCCGGTGCGTTGTGCAGGCGACAACGTACTGAGCAGTGCCTGGTAAAAGCCGGACGGGCCAGGTACCGGATCGTGCAAGGCAACACCCTGCTCATCAAAGGCCTGATAGCCTTGCGCAGACTTGACCACTTTGCGTAAAACGCTTGCCGACGCACTTTCCTGCTTGCCCAGCAAGGCGCCGTCCAGGGCCTGCGCGTGCAGCTGCACACGCAAGGCTGCCGGCCACCCCGGCAACTTGCCAAGCAAGGCAATCGCCAGGCGCTCGGTCGGTGCGGTGGCCAGTTGCGGTAAATAAAACCCCGCCACCGCACGGTCCTCTTGCAGCGTTTCCAGCGCCTGCTGCGCACGGTGTGCCAGGCCCAGGGGCACTCGGCGGGCGTTGTGCAGGTATAGACGTTCCAGTGAGGAGGACTGGGCCACCAAGTGCTCTGCCATTGGAGTCGGCAGTTGCGGGAAGTGACTCTTGAGCAGCGCCGCGCTGCCCCGAGGGAGTGGGTCTGCGGCGGTGCAAAGCTGCTCGAACAACGCCCCGTAGTGCGCTTTGACCACGTTCAACAGGCGGGCCGACAAAACCTTTTGTGCTTCATCCGGCTTGAGGTTAGCCCCGAGCAACGCCTCGCGCTCTTCATGACTCAGGGCGTCGAGCAAGGTAGGCATCAACTGCCCGTTGTGAATTTGCTGTTCACTGACGTGAATGCTCAAGTCTTCATAATCAAACGGCGCCGTGTCCGGGAACCGGCGAAGCAAGTTGCCGTGCTCATCCAGCAGCTCAAAGAATCGCCCCTGGGGCCAGCCCTTTAACAGGGGCAAGGCCAGCATTTGCAGGGGGGCGGTGGCTGGATCGGTGTGGCTCTGAAACTGTAACTGCCAGATCAGGTCGCGAATCAGTTGTTCCTGACGCCAGCGCACCACACTGTCATGCAGACGTTGCGGCAAGGCCTGGTTGTACTCCACCAATTGCCGCAACCAGGGCAGTTGGCTGTCGGTGGTGCTGATGATTTCATCCAGCCGCCCCTCCGGCAGTGATTTGAGGCCAGGCGCCAGGCGCTCCAGTACATAGGCCGGACTGTGCCATTGATCGACCTGCTCGGACTGATGGCGCCACCCGCCGAAACCGTTGTATTCGAGCAGCGGGCTGTAAGCGGTTTCACGTAGCGGGTGAGCCACACGCCAGCGACCGAGCGCGGCATCAAAAAAAATGCGGTATAGCGCGCCGTCAATCTGAGCATAAGAGCGGCCCTTGTGTTGATAGATGCCTCGGTAACTGGGGGTGGCAAGCACTTCATCATCGATGGTTTGTTGATAGGGGCGCAGGTCACGCCTCCAAAGCCTGGGCTTACCGCCCGGCATTCGCACCGCGTCAAACTGCTCGAAGAAGGCCGCGGAAGACGCCGGCGTGTGCCTGAACAACGAGCCGACGACCTTGCTTCCCGCCGCCAACAGCACCATTGAGCCCACGCCTTCGGCTACGTTGAACACGTGCTCCAACGCCTCGGTCTTGCGTTGATGTCGCCAGTCTTCAACGCCTTCATATACCTCCCCCAGCAACTGCCCGACCCCCACGCCGAGCATCATCTGGCCCAGGATGGGAATGAACAAACCGGCGACATTGGCCAAGGTCAAACCCAGCTCCACATAACGCTGCAGCAACGCCGTGCGCGCCTCTTCGTCCACATCCGCCACCGGCACCGCCAGTACCCTGGCGTCCAGTTGCGCCTTGCCCACATACACGTCGAAGAAAAACCGCGACAGGCTGACGGCAACCGACACCGGCTCCAGGCTCTCCACGGCATTACGCGTATCGAACCGCAGGAAGAAATCCAAGCGTTCGGACTCATCCAGATAGCCCTTGAAAAACTCACGATACGCAGGCACCTGCAACTTGGAGGACAGGTAACCCTTGAAATCCTCCAGCGCGTCGTATTCGAACCACGGTCGTTCCGGCTCGCTGGGCATGTACACCACGCAATGCCCAGTAGGCAGGCTGCTTGTGGCCCCGCCGGAGAACACCAGCACGCTCCAGATGCAGGCCTCATCCACATTCAGCCCCTGCCAGGTCAACGCCTGCCCATCCATCAGCACATGCTTGATCGGCGGAGTATCGCCATTGCTTCTGAGTACCTTGGTCAACAGCTCACCTGTGTCTTTGCTCACATGCCCTTTGCCCAAGGCCATGTGCAGATCCAGGCGCATGTCACACAGCTTGAGTTCACCAACGTCCCGCGCCACCGGGTTGTACAGGTCGGCACTCGATACCTCGGTGGGTGCCGGCAAATCAAACACCTCACGCAGATGGCGTTGGTAGGTGCTGCCCACATCCAACTCACGGCAGTAGCGCACAAATTCAAGGGCGCTGAGGGAGTCGACCTCCAGGCCGGTGGCTGCACTGCGAATCAATGCACCCACCGCCAGGCCATTGGCCTGCGCACGTGCGGCGCTGAAGTTCTGCATGGCGGCCTGCAGCAGGGTGTGCTTGACCACAGTAACGGTCACCACCATTGGCCCGATCAGGTCGGGGTTGAGGTTCGTCATTTCGCGGTGTGGCAGTTCCAGCACATCGTGCTGCACATCCAGCGCGTGCCCCTTGGACAGCAGAAAGGCTTCGAGACGCTCCATGCAAAACTGATCGAGAGGTTCCAGGGCCGCCAGCCGCGCACTGACGCTGTCCTGCAACGGCCCTCTGAGTACATGGCCGCGCCAAATGTGCACGAGTGTTTCGGGTTCGGCCTTTACCACCCAGCCGGGCAGGGTTTCGAGGAGCGCTTGGGCAATATCCAGGTCCTGGGTCATTTGAAGTAACTTGCCCGGCAATTGGGCCTTCACTTGCGGGCTGACTGATTCGCTTATCTGCGGCATGCGCGCTCCCTGGGCTGGAGCCCGCCGCACCGGCCTTGTCCTTGATTTAAATGCATCGATGACCTTCCTTGATTGCACTGACTGAGAGCGTTCCACCATAAGCCCGGCGCGAAGGTCGAAGGGTTTGAATAGTCGTTGGGTTCGCGCGGTTAACGACCCGTAATTTGCATCGAATTCGCATGTATGTACCGCGCGTTGCGCGCAAGCCGCGCCGGTTGGCAAATTGGAGACAGGCCATTAGCCACATACGCCTTATAACTTATCGTTCTAAAACTCCCTGGTTTTGCCTGGGTCAGTTTCTGGGTACGCGCCTTCTTGGCGTATTGAGTGTTGCCCCTCCCCAACGGAAAAACCGGTAAGGAATTTATGTGTGGATTAGCTGGCGTATTCCAAAGGCGCTAGACAAGGGGTTTCAGCGCCTTCTGAGACCCCTGATAGGCCCTCAAGGGAACATCTGTTGGTACAAAAATTGGTACGAGCTACATCCATCCCCGGCGTCCTGCCGACGAACACCACTCCCAAATATGAAACACCTCGATTACTGTACGCACATACAGTATTTGAGATTCACGCTATGAACGTTGACATGGACACCGATGATTGGCTCGGTTGCCCCACTCCGCTGGAGATGTACCAGCACCAATGCTCAATCCTCGTAGATGAACTGGTCGAGACAGAGCGCATGTTGCGCAGAGCACGAGCGAATATCGCCGGACTGGTCCAGATGAATGACCTTCTAATGAAAGGCAAGGCTCAGGCCGAGCAACAGTTAAGCCTGGCAAGCTCAGAGCTCGCCGACCTCAAGGGCTCGCTCACAGAGCCTGGAGTGCTCAGTATTAGGCTTGTGGCCGGGCAGCGCGATCACTTCATGCGCGAGAATCAACGACTGCTGGCAGAACTCAGGGCCCTCAAGGAGCCACAGCCCTGACGTAGGCCTGACAAGCGCGCAGCGCGATTATGGCGTTATCCCCGTCATCGGTGATGCGGATAATTCTTTGAGAATGCGCTGGGTCAAGTTGGGCTCGACGGGCTGCATGAACCACGCTGCCGGCGCCGGGGGTGGTAGGCACGTTGCAGCCACTGGCTGGATCCTCGGCAAGGAAGACTGACAGCCGGACATCAGCAGTAGCAAGCTGGTCACGCAGGCGAGCCTGGTTGCGCTGGGCATCGGATAACTCCTTGGAATGTTGTTGGTCCTGGCCGGCGAGCTTCTGCTCCAGGGCCAGGCGCTTGCCCTGCTCGGCGCGGGCTTGGGCGGTGGCGGCATTACTGATCGCGGCAAGGTCATCCCCGTGCTGGGCGGCCTGCTGGGCAAGCTTCTTGCCCATGCGCCACTCCTGCACCTGCCAGGTGCCGACGGCACTGACCACCATTGCCAGCAGGATCGCGCCAAGGATCTGCCCGGGCGTCATCAGGGCACATCCCTGAAGAAGACATGGTGACCAAGGCGCAGCGTCTGCGTGGCTTTCGCCGACCAGGCCGGGGCCTTCGGCATTGTCGTTGCGTAATAGTGCGTGGCGCCGCCAGTTGGATCTGGCACTGCGCCAGACATCACCTGGTCAGCTGCACGCTGGGCCTGGGCGAACTGCGCGGCCGGGATCTGTTTGGCGCCGCTCAGGTAGGCATAGTTCGGGTCGTTCTGGTTCCAGCAACTGAACTGCCACGGCTTCAGGCACACACCAGCGTAGCCCTCCCCCCACCATGACTTGGCTTTGCCGTCAAACACACGGTTGCGGATGGTCCAGGCCACGGCGATCTGACCGGCCAGTCCCTCGCCGCGAGCTTCCCCCCACAGCGTGCGCGCCAGGATGTCCCGGTCTTTCTCGGTTGCGTTCATGATTTTCTCCAGGCGTAAAAAAGCCCGCTCAGTTGGCGGGCTGCTATTCTTCGGTCGATCTGAGTGGCGGTGGCGTATCGACCTTGGGCATTTCAAGCCGCACATCGATCCAGCTATTCGGCGGAACATCCATTGGCGCCCCCCGGCCCGGCACCATCTCTCCGTCATCAGTGAGCGTCCAGCGCTGCTTGAAAAGACGGATTACGACAGCCCCGCCATCGGCCTGCTCGCTTTCGGTTATGCCCAGTGCACGACCTCCATCAGGCGAGTGCGGATCTTGTGTGCGCCAGCCCTCAAGTGCCAGGCCAAGGCTTCCCGTCACCCGATACTCGCCAACGCCGAGGCGCTCAACAATAACGCCGCGTGCTTCATCGTTGGCCACACCCCATTCGCCGGCGGGGAGAAACGATTCCTCTTGGAGGTCGCGGCGCTCGCTGGCGGACACATTAGCGATTCTCAGGATGGGTGAAGCCGCCGAAAGCGCGCCGCCAGAGCCGCGGGTGGTGTTGCCTGTGTGATACACGCTGTACGTAGGTCCGAAGGCGCCGCCATCGTTAGACGGCGTAGTCCGAAAGTACAAACCACCGGTGCCTTGAGACACAGGAATAAAAATCTGCGCTTCAAAGCCTTGAGCATAGGGAATACGGATAACCGTGCTGTACGACAAACCTGAAGATGAGCCCGGCGCGCCAAGCCTGGAAAAAGCACCACCTTGGCCGGGTTCGCCAGGCCTATCAGCTTGATAGGTCGTCGGCGCATTGTTCGAATAAAACCCACTGTAAGTACCCGCAGGGATAAGCTCGCCTTCTTGCAGTCCGAAGCTTTTAGTTGATGCAGCGCCTAACCCTAAGCCTTGCCGGGCAGCACTCTGCGTAGTCCCGCCTGTTCCTCCTTTCGCAACGGGCAGCGCCGAGGGCAGCTGTCCGTTAGCCGGAGCCCCAAGGGCAGTATAAAGCTCGTTCGAGTTGTCGTTATTCTTCTGGCTGGCAGTGCGGAAGGTATCGCCGCCCTGGCCTGTAGGCGCCGTGCCGAGATTAATGCTTTGTCTTGCCATTATGAAGTCCTCAAATAATTTGTTTTGCAAATACGACAGGGTTATACAGCGTGGTTGATAGGTCCACTCCAACCGCTTGAATTATCAGTCGGTCATTGTTGTACTCCCATACCGCGTACATATTTCCTTGTCGAGAAGTTAGGCCAGCAACATCCATGGCGATGTTGCTTAAAAGCATGTAATCACCGCTCGCCAAACTGGAGGGAGCCGTCCACGACAAGCGGGATTGGCCTTGCGGATCTTGCACCGCCCCCAAATAGGTCCAGCTTGTGATGGTCCTCGTAAATTGAGCACATGGAGTTCCGTTGTCGAATAGAAGCTTTCCGCTACCATCCCAAAGACGAAACCCGAAGCTCGCTGTAGGTTCTGACTTGAACGCAGCTGCAAACCACTTACCTGATGTGGCTTGACCAACAACGCCAACGAATGAAAAGCCCGTCCAGGCGCCGGCTGATCCGCGTACCAAGCAGAAGCAAAACACGTTGGACTGATCAGGTCGCACGAAAACCAGTGGCGGCTCATCTGTCGTTATGGTTTTTGCAAAGTTGACTACGACTCCGGCCCCAGTACCGTTCCAGGCTCCTTTATCCAAAGTGGTCAGCCTTGAAAACTCAGAGTCGATTACTACAACATCTGACCCATTTTTAAACATCATTCCATAAGACATTACCTGTACCTCATCACAAGTAACCTTTGGGTTGAGGTCCCCAGCGGGCCGCTCGCGCTTTGCCTATTACCGAACCAAACACGCACAACTCCATTTAATATTTCGGGAATAAACCCAATAGCGCTGTTGAATTGCCCAGACGTTCCGTACGGAGCGATTGGCACGCAAACCGCTGAATACTTTGTAGGCTCAACCCCAGGAATTGATATATCAACGAACCTGCCAGCACTCTTTGGCACCAAGGCCGAATACGTAACCCCCACGGTAAATGAGGTCTCATCAAGCTCCAGTACTCCAGTAGGCCCCCACACCCTCGCGCCGAAACTCATGCGTTAAGATCTCCCCATTGATAGCGCTTAATTCCACCTGCATCGAACACCTTGCCGCCAGCATTGTTAATTACTTGGCGAGCCTGACCACTTCCAAGCGAACTGTTGATTTCAAACGTCCCGTCGAAGAATAGCTTCCAGCCAGCCTTGCCTGGGTCATAGTTATTCGACTGGATGTAGTTACCGATCTTGGCATTGGTGATCGTCCCATCCTGGATGAATGCCGACTTGATGTAGGTTTCTGTCCCGTTCACCGCGAATGGCACGCTCGACCCTGCCGCCCCTACCGCGCCGTTGTAGATTGCAAACTGGTCGGCTTGGATAACGAAGCGTGAAGTAACTTGACCGTTAGCACCGGTTTCAATGCCAAGTCCTACCCCGGTTGAGTAAGGCGAGCCGTTCACGTCGAACTTGAAACGGAACGAGTAGGTGCCGGTGATCTTTCCGTTTACGTCTTGGTTGATGCTCGCTTGTTGCTGGAACTGCTGCGTGTGGCCGTTAACGGTTGTTTGCAGCTGAGTGGTCTGGCTTGCGGTGGCTGACGCCTGATCGGATACCGTCTTAATCTGCGTCTGTACGGTGGCTTTGTTCCCGTCAAAATCGGAGCGAAGAGCCGTTACCTGGTTGGTCGTAGCAGTCTGCTGGTTGACGAGCGCGGTCGTTGTCTCCTCATATGTGGCGTAGTTTTTGATGACCTGAGCTTCGACAGTTTGAGTGAGCTTGCCCTGGGCGTAGTCACCATCGGTAATGGCAGACTGGATAGACCAAACGCCCGCATAACCCTGTGTTCCGCCAGCCAGGTCATTCTCAGAACCAGCCATAGGCGCATTGATTTCAGCGTAAACGCCATCAATTCGCTCCGTCTGCGCGGTCAGCTTGTCATCGACGTTGGTTACTCGCTGATTCACTTGGGTAACGTTATTTGCCGTAGCCGCCAGGCCAGTTACCGGGTCATTTACCTTTGTCTGGAGTTGGTTAAGCTGTTCCTGAGTGGCAATCACCGTTCCATCGACTACCGTGATTTTCTGGTCAAGGTTATCAACCCGTATTGCCAAAGCGTTCGTATCAGTGACGATGTCGGCGACGTCTTTCCAGTTTGCGCTGGGCGGCTGAGAGCCACTATTGGCCGCCAGGGCTTGGTACAGCTTGTTTCCCTGGCGAACGATGTCTCCCTTGACGTAAGCCTTTGCTGCGTCCCACAACAGCGCGTCAACATATGGCTTGATTTGCGCCTCGAGATCCTTTCTCAGCTGCTCATTTCGAGCGTTCACGGACCCTGGCCCATCGCCGTCGATCAGATTGATGCGTCCATTGAGGGCTGGAGCCAGCGATGATTCATCAATCTGCCCCTTGACCTGCTCAAGGAGCGGCCAAGCGTCCGAAACAGACTGGCCCATCACTCCGTTTACGGTCGGATAGAACGGACCAATGTTCCCGGTGCGATCCACCAGGCGCGCCCAGAAGAAGAGCGTTGCCCCTGACAGAAGCGACTGCATACGGTAGTCGGCCTGCGGGTATGCAAGGTCGGCCAGCTTCGTCGCCGCCTCCAGGTTGTTCGCTGGTCCATACCACAGCTCGGTCCGCTGGGTGTCCTCGGCGCCAGCAGGGAAGCCCCACTTGATGCTGATCCCGAACAGTTCGCCTTTAGTGGTGAGGGAAGACACCGCCGGCGGCAGGCCGGTCTTGCCTTCAAGGTTGGTCAGGCTAGAGCTTTTCCAGATCGACGAAATTTCGAAGGCGCTCACCGAGCGCACACGGGCGAGATAGGCGCCCGAGTAGATCCCGGTTACATCTACGCTGGTAGATCCCGTGCGCTGCACCTTGATCCAGTTTCCGCTGTCCTTGCGCCACTCCACGTCATAAGCGACGGCGCCAGCAACAGCGGGCCATGAGATGTTCATGGTGCTGATGGCTATGCCCTGATCTACCGCGTAACTCGACGTGAGCGTGACGCTGGCCGGCGGCGGTACCACAGTGATCGGGATCACGCTGATTGGACGCTCTTCCAGGCGAGCGCCGGTATCAATGCTGGAAAACTTGCTAGGCTCGTACTGCAGGGCACTAATGTCGTAATCACCCTCTGGCGTCCTTGCTGTCCTCATCACTCTATATAGAGGGATTGCCAGGTCGTCAGCGTCGATTGCCCACTGAAGCTGTGCAGCCGGCGCCTCGCTGTAAGCAATGGTCACGGTTACGTTGCGCCCGCTAACGCTTTCCACGGTGCGGCCTTCTGCCCGCCCTCCCGGAAGATTGACCACCAACCGGTCCCCGGCCTTGGCCATGGTGTCCCGGTCCAGCGTGATGACCTGCCCCGCCGCTGCCGCAATGCGCCCGCCGATCTCCCGACCAGCCAGCAGCGAATCCGCGACGGGGATGATGAACCCTGGCAGCGGGATACGGCCTTCCATGCCGGTCCTGAAGCTAATCGTGCGGTCCTGGTTGTTGCTCAGGACCAGCCATTTAGCGCGGCGCTGGGCCTCAGATGCGCGAGTGCAGCCGATAGCACTGATCTCAGTCGGCTTGTCACCCAGGCGGCGCTGGAGCGGCAAGTCGGAATAGACCGTGACGTCGGTGTCGTAGTTGTTCAGCGGGTTGTCGTAGCTGACAAGACACCGAGTAAAGCGAGTCTTGGCCGAAGCGCTGCCGTAGGAAATTTTGCCGTCGATGACATTGGAGCGAGTAAAGACGTAGTCGATGTCCTGCGCTCGAGGCATATCAGCTTGCATGACCAACTGACCCTGAGCCCAGTACGTCATGCCGCGGTAAATGCCGGCGATGTCGCGAAGTAGCGACCAGGCGTCAGCCTTGCCCTGCAGGTTCATGTCGCAAAGAAAGCGTGGCTCAACACCGTCGGCGCCGTCAGGCACCAATTGGTCGCAGTATTGCGCGATTCGGTAGAGTTCCCACTTATCCACCATCCACGGCTTGATGCGGCGGCCAAGGCCGAAACGGTCCTGGGTGCAGATGCCGTAGGTGATCCAGGCAGGGTTGTTGGTCCAGGCCTCCTTCATGGTGCCATCCCAGGCGCCGGTGTACGTGCGGGACACTGGGTCGTAGTTGCTCGGAACCTGCCAGCGACGGGCCTTGCACTTCACGGTCACGGCCGGGATGTTGGTGAACTGCTCGGCGTCGAATTCAACGAACAGCAGTGCGGTGTTCGGGTAGCGCAGCTTTGCGTCGATCACCTGGGTGTAACCGGCGATGAACAAGGTGTCCGCGACTTTGTCGGTGTTCTGAGAGTTTGGCGTGAGGCGGCGAACGCGGATGAGCCAGCCACTGGTGGCCGGCGGCAGGTCTATGCGCAGAGACCGCTCGTAGCGGGTGGTGGTCTTCCCGTCCATTGCGCCAACCAGAACCTGCTGATATGCCCCGCCGTCGGTCGCCACATCGACCGCATACTCAATACGGTAGCCGTTGATGTTGCCTTCTGCGTCCTGGCTCGCCAGGCGCGGCGTGGCCAGGCGTATGCGTGCCGCTGAAAGTTGAAGGTTGGTCAGCGACTGGACCCATGGCGCGCCGCTGCGCAGCTCGATGTTCAGCGAGGTCTCATTGTCGACAGACGGAATCCCGGGGATATAAGTCTGCTCAACAGAGCCAGGACGCCATTCCCACTTGACGTTGGTGAAGTTGAAATTGCCGCTGGCATCTTGGATCGGGGTGTTGTCGAGGAAGATATCGCGCGCGGTTGGTGTGCCGTCGAATTCACCCTCGCCAACAGCGATCAGGATCTTGGCCACGTTGGTGGAACGCAGGCTGTCGGGCGCCTCTACCGGAGACTTGGGCTTGCTCTCGCCACCTTTGGCACCGTGAATATCCAGCTTCTGTGCTGCGCCCATGCTTTCCTCCAGGCAATAAAAAACCGCCTCTTGGGCGGCTTGCTCGATGCGTCGTGGTTATGTCTTGTCTTCGGCGTAGATCGATGCCGAGATAATCGCCCCGCCCCACCGGCGCTCCCCGATGCAGATAGGGACGGGGTTGCCGCTGGCAGTGGTGTTCTTGGCGCTGCCGAATGCGTAGCTGGGCATGTTTTCAGGCGAAGCGCTCTGTTTGAGACCTGCAGCCTGTGGACTGAGCATCTGGATTACGCCGCCGGCCAATAGCGCGATACCCGCGGGCGCCGTCGGCGCGCCAAAGTAGCTGGCTGCGATGAGAACGACGCCCAGCACAATCTGCAAAATGCCGCCACGCTTGCTGCCCTCGATCACAGGAATAATCCTGATCTCCCTGGCTCCCCCCATGCCGAACTCGTCCGGCCCGACGTTTTTTCGGTTGCGGAAGATGGCAAAGCGAAGTCCTAGCCGGTCAAGGCGCCGGATCTCGGCTTCGAACCCTTCAATGGTTGCCTTCAGCGCCCTGAACACCTCCCAGGTATCGCCCGAAGCAACCTGGCGCCGATGCAGCCTGCCAAACCTTTGGGCCAGAGACCCGGATAACTTGATGATAGTCATCGGTGAATAACTGATGGCGCTCATCGGGCCTCCTTGTGTCGAAGAATTAAACGGGTTCGCTGTAGCCACGGGCCGCCGTAGACGAACACCTCGGAGGGCCGGCCATACAGGTGGTGCAGCACAAACGGCCCAGGTCCGAAAATGCCAGCATCTTCGCCAGGCAGCACTGGGTCAGTCCCCAGGTAGATCCCGGCATGGTTCGGGTGAGCGGTGCGGCCCACCTCCATCACGATCATGTCGCCGCGCTGCGGTCTGTCGACCTGCTCGAAGCCGGCGGCGGCGTAGTTCGCCTCATAAAGGCTGGTGCTGTCTGCGCTCTCCCACCAGCCATCAGCCCTCTTGAAGTTCTCAAACTTAAGGCCCCACTCGCGCTGGTACCACTCTTCGCATACAGCCCAACAGTCCCAAACACCATGAACAAACGGTCGCTTGAGCAGGGGCACGGCGCCTGACGGCGTGATCGTCCTGAGGTCTCCTTCGGGCCAGGACAGGATGTGCCAGGGCAATGCCGTTGCCTCACACATGGCCAGGTCGCGCGATGACGGGCGACTGGTGGCGTCCGGGTGGGAGTGAACGATGCCGATCACCTGACCCTGGTCTTCCGCCGCGGCGTAGTCCTCTGGCTCAAGCCGGAACTCTTCGTTTGGCTCGGTTGCTATGTTCCGGCACGGTAAGTACTTCTGGGCCCGGCCCACGGCCAACAAAAGTCCACAACACTCCTTCGGATATTCGGCCGCCGCATGAGCCTGGATGGCCGCAATGATGTGTTTGCGCATTATTCAGCTCCGGGCAATGAGTGACACAGCGGGAAAACCCCCGAATGGGTAAGGGTTGCCCTCGCCAAAGCGGGGAATACAGCCCTTGCCCAGAGTGGCATCGCACACGTCGAGTTCAGGGTCGTCGGTAACTATCCCGTCCTTCGTGACGTAGGGGCCGGTGTAGCCACAGTTTGGGCCTCTGTATCCCCCCGTTAGGCACCAGTGGCACAGAGTGGTCATCTGCCTGCCGATCGTCTCGCCGCCGACGTCGCCCGGGCTGGCCAGGTCCCAACTGACTGTCTCGCCGTCCTCGTTGGTTTTCTGGTCGACATACCAGACCTCGATCGATTCCTGGGTGGGATCGGCCGTGGGGTTGCCGCCTTCGAAGTTCACGGCGTCGAGAAACTCGGCCAGCGTATTGCGAATGGTCAGCTTGAACTCGAGCAGATCCTCGAAGGCCAAGCAGAGCGCGGTGATTCGCCCGTTCACGTTGCCGACCGAAAGCTTGGGCCGTACCGCGGTGCCGTCACCATTCGCCTCGCTGCCCTCGTACTGCATGGGCCAGGCGCCATACTCTTCACCCTTCCACCAGATCGACTTGGCCGGCATCTGGTCAGCGTTGCCGCCGGCGGCGATCAGTTCTGCAGGTGTGTGCGGTATCGCATGACCATGAAAGCGCAGAACATCGGCGCCGTAATCACTGCCGTCCAATTCGAACAGCATGACTTCGTTGCCAGGCTCAAGAGTCTGGATAGCGTTGATCAGCGACATGGATTGACCTTTACGGGTGGAAGGCACGCTCGAACGTCGCCGTCAATTTGAAAACGCCCCCGCCCATGGGCGTAGGGGTTGGGTTCTTGCAGGTGAACAGGCCAAGCTGGCCAAGCGGGGTTGTCCAGAGAAAGGCTTTTGCGCCCTTGTGGCGATCGAAGAACGCCATCATGGCCAGGGCCGTAGCCGTGTTGCCCGTGTGGGTGATCGGATAGGCATCGACTTTATTGTTGATCCCGTCCCCGACCTCTTGCTTGTAGCCGTCCCCGAACTGCGAGGTGCGCACCCGATAAGTAATATCGGGTGCCTCCCCTTGCTGGGTGGGCCAGGTGAATGTTTCAATCGCCATGGTTACCTTCCGTTGATAGCTCGCCAGATATTCCCGCCAGGCTGTACGCCGCGAGCGATGGCCGCCTCTGCTTCCGCTTTGGTTACCTGCTGGATATTCCGTCCGGCCTGCGTGGTATCTTCCTGCGTTCCGCTGCCGCCGTCGCCTGCCGTTTGCACGGATACCGAGACGGGGAAGTTGTAGGTGTTGCCACCGCCCGCCCCGCCACCACCGCCACCCAGCGCCCGAACCCCAAGCTCGCCGCCCGCCGTCCTGGTCAGCGGCATGATCGCCTCTGGCCCGGCTTCGGCGAATATCCCCGCACCCTTGGCGAATGCGAACATCTGCGGCTTGTCGTGCACCTGGTTGCTGAAGCTCGACAGGCTTGGAGAGTCGTACACGCCGCCTTTGGCGTTGGCAGTGATGGCGCTACCGATGCTGGAACCGAAACTGCCAGCACCCGCACCCGCCGCGGCACCGCCGCCAAACCAAGCGCCGATGGCAGTACCCGCCAGGCTCGACAGCAAGCCGGACGCCGCCTGCCGAGTTGCGATACGCGCCATGTCGGCGATGATCGACTTGGTGAAGTCTGAGAACGAAAGCTTGCCAGTGACGGCAAAATTCGCGACTGCGTCCTCCATGCCGGAAAAAGCATTGGTGAACAGGCTGCGAGTTTGCCCTGCGACATCTCGCGCAGACTCGAGATAGTTGTGATAGGCAGAGGTTGCCCCTTTCCTCCAATCACCTTGCGCCTCTGACATCTTTCCGTAGTTGTCGACTACAGTGTCCCGATACTTGACCTCGGCATCCTGAAGGCTGGCCAGGTCGCTCTCGTAGTCTTCCTGACTGTACTTATCGGGCGCCGTCTTGCGCCGATCCAGTAGCTTGGCGCGCTCGTCATTGAACTTGTCACGCGACGCATCTAGGTCGCGCTGCAAGCCCGATTCGCGGTCACCCATGCCGACTGCCGCAGCGTTTCTGTCGCCCGTGAGTGACAACGATCTGCGTTGCCGCTCCAGCTGCTCAACGTAAGCCTCTGTGGCTGCGGTTTTCTTGTTAAGGCGCCCCGTTTCTTCAATGTCGATGACCGACAGTTCGCTCTCCGACTCTTTCTGCGCCTTGACCATGTTGGCCCGGGCGTCGGCGATCTTCTGGTCCAGCTGGATGCGCTGGGCGGCAGATGTGCCGGCCTTGCCCTTCACACCCTCAAGCGCCGCGATCTCGGCCTCGTAGGAGGATTTAACCTCTGAGGCCTGCTGCTGGAGCAATGCCACGCGCTGAGCCGTGTAGCTCTCCTGGGAAATGATCCCCGCCTTCTGCGCCGCCTCCAGTTCCTTATCAGCGCTCTTGTAGTAGCTGAGCACCGCATTGAGCTGGTTTTTCGAGTCGTTGAACGTTGTCAGGTCGACCGAGCCTGTCGCCCCTTTCGGGTCCTTGTACTTGTCGCGGATGTTTTTCAGGTCGCGATCAATGTTCTTCTGGGCGAGCAGTGGGCTGTTTGGATTCGCCTCGCGCAGAGCAGCGATCTTGCGCAGGTACGCTTCCTCTTCCTTGTCGCGCTTCTGCTTGTTGCTGTAGGACGCGACACGAATGCGCTCAAGATCCTGCTCTGCCTCGATGCCCTTGTCCTGGATCTTCTGGCGGTCGCCCAGGTATTTGGTGCGCGTCTTCTCTGCCTCTATCTGGAGGTCGAGAAACGCCAAATCCTTGGTGTCTTTAGCTGTATCGCGCGTCTCGATACCCATAGCAGCAGCGCGGCCGCCACGGCCCTGCCCAGTTTTAAGCCTTTGGCGTATTACTTCGGCTTGCTGCTCCAAGGTTTGAGTACGTCCGATCTCCTTGGTTGCGTCCAGAGCGCCTTTCACTGCGTCCCTTACTGCATTCCAGCCGCGCTCTATGATCCCCAGGTTCTGCGTGATCTCTCCGGTGCGAGTTTCGATCGTACTGGCGTATGTATCCGTCAGTAATTTAGCTGCACCCACTGTGTCGCCCTGTTCTTTAAGGGCAACAATCTGCGAGTAAACCGACGCTGTTAAAAAGTGATATTGATCATTGAGTTCTTTTGCGGCGGCGACAGGATCTTTCGCAATTTTCGCGAACTCTGCGATCGTCTCATCAATAGCCCGACCGGTAGCCTTCTCCATCTGCAGGGCGGCTTCGGTGATTTGCCCGAAACTTTCGCTGGCGATCTTTCCGTTACCGGCGAGCTTGGCCAGCACCTCAGCAGCAGCGCCAGTCGTTCCCACTGTTGCGCTAACCTGTCGCGCCATGTCGCTCAGCTGACTTGCACTCGTCCCGGCCACATTGCCACTGAGGATCAACGCTTCATTGTATGCATCGGCCTCTTCACTACCCTTGTAATAGGCTAGCCCCAGAGCGGCAACCGCTGCAGCCGCCAGCGTAAATGGGTTTATCAAGCCTAGAACGTAACCGCCCAACGCCTTCGCCGCCGGCGCAATCCCGCCGAACATATCTTTCAGCTGACCGCCCTGCTGTAACAGAACCGTAAGCGGCGCCTGCCCACCCTGGAGAGAGACGGCAATGTCAGTGAACTGAGCAGGAACGCCGCGCAGCGCTGCAGCCGTCTGCTTTGCCGTGTTTCCGGTGCGAGTAAGGCTGTCGTCGAATCTGCCCAGGTTCGCCCGCGACTGGTCGATCTTGCCCTGGTACTCGCTGAACGTTGACGCGTCCAGCGCTCCCAGCTTTTTTTGCTTGGCCAGTTTCGTTTCAAGGTCGTCTAAGCGACCAAGAGCTTTGACCGTTGGGTCAATCTCGCCGAGCAGATCTGATAGCTCGTCCTTCTGCTTCTTCATCGAAGCAGTCGCCTTATCAGCCCCGCGCGCTAAGCCTTCGGCTGCCTTCTCCGCACGCCCCCCGGCCGCAGTAAGCTTGTCTAGATCGGTGCTTGCCTGCGCAGCATCCGTCGAATCGACCTTAATGCCGAGCTCAGCAATCGACGTCATACTTTTCTCCAGGCACAAAAAAGCCCGCTCAGTGGCGGGCTATTGGATTCACTTGAACTACTGCTTTAGCTTTGAATTCGTTTCTGCAAACTGACAGGTAATGCTTATGTCTGTTTGCATGCCTTCCCCGAACTTGGCCACCGGCCTGGTTCCTACGCCCTCGACTACGTACTTCGAGAACCCTGCGTATCCACCGTAGCTGTTCTTGGCGTTTACTTCGCCACATACAACCGTATTGTCAGGGAGGCGATAAACCTTCTCCCCTCTGAACTCAGCTGATGCCGAGTCGTTTAGGTTGCGCTTCACCTCTTCCCTGGCGACATTTATATCGCTGTTGCCGCACCCGGAGATAAGAAACCCGAACATCCCCACCACCACCAAACGCTTCATAATCAGCTCCCTGTAGATAGCGGCAATCTACCACCATCCGCAGGAAGCACCAAAGCTGGCTGTACGAATCCTCAGTAACGCCCGACCATCGGCCAGTAGTAGCCTCCTGCCACACGCAAGGATTCCCCAGTCCTTCGCCTGCAAGCCCAAGGACTGGGATAGCGCCAATATCGGCGCGTTTAAGACCTGGAGGTCAATGTGAACGACGGAAAAATAAATCCACTTGAAGGACTGAGCTCGCCAATTGGTATGGGGACGTTGGCAGTCACGCTGGCGTTAACACGAGCAGTTCAGGCCATTGCGGGCAAGGATAGCAAGGTAATCGATACCTTTTTGCAGCAAGCTTTGACCTCAGAACTATTTGCGAACTGTAGCGAAGAAATTCAAACGAATTTTAAAGCGCCAATCGAGAAAGCACTCAAGGCCACCGCCGAAACAAGGGAGCTGCTTGCCAAAATCAATCAGAGCTGATCAAGGTCCGCCGCAAGGCCAGATGTAGACCCAGCTGTTTCACTGATCCCGAGCGCATGCTCAATTCTCGAAAGCCGGCGCTCCAACAGGTCGGCTTTCTCTTGAGCACCCACAGCAAACTCCTCTGGCAAACCAGTGCGGAGGCCAGCAAACCGACCAGCATCAACGATGAATGTGCTGTTGATAAAAGTCTCATCATCGAGCACTTCAAAAGACTTACTCATACTATTCTCCCGCGGCCATGCCGCTTCATCTTGATTGGTTACGTGCGACTCTCGCCCATTACCAGCAGCGCCTCAGCTTCCATCATGCGAAGGTCGGGGAAGGCCTGCGTCAGCTCGGCACGCTTGAGTCCGATCATGCCGGCCACCGGCTTGATAGCGTTATAGTCCAGCCCCACGGCGCCGCCCATACCCACACGCCACTGCGTGGACATCGCCTCGAAGAGCAGAAAGGCGGGCCAGTTGTCCGGCCAGACCTCGTACTCTTCGTCGGGGATGTCGGCCTTGGTCATGCCGAAGGCCGCCAGGTCCGCTTCTGACGGGCCCTGCTCGTACAGGATGCGGGCGACGCCGGTCAGTTTCCCAGGCGGGCCGGCTGGTAGGCTGCCTGATACGCCTCAAGCACTGCCTTGGGCGCACCTACGCAGGTGGTTACCAGCGCAGTCATAGACTCGTCGGACAGCTTCTCATCGAAGCCCCAGCCACTGACGATGTCCTTAAGCTGATTCACCTGCAGCGCGATCTCCGAGGCAGTGGCGTCCTGCCAGGACATGCCCTCGTCCTGCACCTTGGTGGCGTGCTCGTCGCGCGCCGTGTTCCAGCGGTCGAACAGCGCCGAGAGGGCAATGCGGTCCAGGTACTTGAACTCGAAGTCCACCGCCACCGCTTCACCGCCCACGCGGGGGATCTGCACCTTGGCCTTGAAAGTTGGGTTTGGCGCGATCTTGATCTTGGCCATGAGTTACACCACCACTGCCGAGTAGCGGGTTGGGCGGCCGGCGAGCGACAGTGTGATGACGCGGGTCATCAGGTTGTTGCGGGACAGGGCCGGAGTCGACGTGATGGTCACGTAAGCGTTGTAAAGGATGCTGTCGCCGTTCGGCAGGTTCAGGCGCAGTACGCGGGTGACCTTGTCCTCGTCGGCGGTTTCAACCACTGGCACGTACGGTAGCGACGGGTCATCAGCTACGGTGAACGACATGCTGATCGGGTTCTTGGTGGTCGGAATCTGGCGGTCGTCATCGTCTGCCAGGAAGCCGAAGGTCAGGAACTGCTGGTCGCCGCCGGTGGTAGCCACGTCGGTGATCTGCGAGATCTCAACGAAACCGGTTACTTCGCGTACCGAACCCAGGCCATACCCGGCCGGCTCTGGCTGGAGATTGGTGGTGTTGACGTTTTCCAGGGCGAAAGTACCGGTCAGGCTGTTGGCCACGCGTGCAGCGCGGTCATTCAGGCGGGTCCAGCCCGAGGTCACAGCGATGATGTCGCCATCAGTCAGGCCGTGGGCCGCGGCGCTCGCTACCGCTGGGTTGGCGTTGCTCAGCGCGGTTACCGGGATCGCCGGGCCGTAGGTCGAAGCGATTTGCAGGGTCGCGCCGTTGGGGAGTCGAAAGCCCATGTGTATTTTCCTCTTTGCAGAAATGACAAAACCCGCTCATTGGCGGGTTCTGGGTTTGCCCAACGGGCGAATTAGTTGGTGTCGGATCGATATTGGAACGAGGCCGGCACGGTGTAGGTGCTGCCGTCAGCGATGCCTGGGCCTGGCCCGACCGGAGTCAGCACAATGGCGACCAGTCCAGCGCGCGGGATGCGCAGATTCACCGGGAACAGCGCGGATAGCTCATCGACGATGCCGCTGGCATCTGTCCGGTATTTTCCGGAGGGGGTAACGATGTTGACTTGGAACACGCCGACGTACAGGTGGTGGTCGCCGCCCAGCGTGTTGCTGGCAGTGACCGCCGGCAGCGTGAAGGCACGCAGGTATGTCTCGCCGGAAGCCGGCGTGTAGGTCTCGTTCTCGACCACCACCTTCAGTGGCTTCGATCGAGCCTTGGCCCAGGCCAGCAGGCGCGACTCAAAAGCCGCTGAAATGATGTTGTGGCTCATACCTGGTTATTCCTGATGGCTTCTTCGACGATCTGCTGGAAGCGTGCGAGCGTGATTTGCACCATGCCTGCGGGCGCCTTTTTCTGTGAGTGCCCATATTCCAGTGGAATTGCGTACACCAGATTGTTGACGATGTAGGCGACCTTCCCGGCATCAAGCCTGCTGACTTCGGCCACCAGGGCCGCAATAGTCTCGTGCCCGGACTTGTCGAAAGTGTCCAGGCTTTGACTTGAAGGGGCATCCACGGTGAACTGCCAGTTGCCTTTGAAGCGCCCGGTGTCCACCGGTGATAACTGGATCACGGAAGTGCCAATCTCGATTAACACCTCGCGGAAAACATCGTCGATGGCCTCCTTCGCCTGATCAGCAAATTCCGCCAGGCTTTCGGCAAAGCCACCCTTCAGCCCGCCGTAGCGGCTTGTCATGTGGTGAGGTTTGGCCATTACTTGCGCACCTGCAGTTCGAAGCCAACCGCCAGGCCGGCGTAGTTCCATGGGCCGACGGCGATCACGGTGTAGGTGGTGCCGTCGAATTGGATACGGTCGTTGCTCAATGGGATCGGCATATCCGCCCCAGTGAGCTGCACCGGAGACACCAGCAACTTGACGTCGCCGCGAACGATCAGCGTGCCATCGATGTATTTGTTGTCGTATTCCTCTCGGAAGCCGGAGCCGTTCACGACCAGTTCGCTGGGTGCCGACGGCGCATCCGGGTCGTATTCGCCCAGTGTCTCGCGGCGCAGGACCAGTTCCAGCCCCTTCCCGCCCTTGCTGCGCGGCGCAAGCATACGCGTGGCCATGGCCTTCGCGCGGTCATAAATGTCTGACATCACTTCCGCCTTATTTTGTAGATCGCTGAGCACCGACAGTTGGCGCGCTCACTCCACCCAGCACCCAGCGCCGAATCGCCCGGGTAACGAAGCAGCGCGCCGTTCGGGCTTTGAAATGGCTGATCCTTCTGTACTTCCTGTCCACCCATGACCGAATGCGTATGCCTGACCTTCTTGTCGCCTCGGTCGCGCCAGGTCTTCGTCACTGAGTCACGATCCAGGCCCTGAGAAATCAGCTGCTCGTAAACCTGGTCACGGCCGGCGCCGAAGGACTCCAGCGCCTCAGCCTTGGACAGCATCTCGGCATATGTCTTCATCAGACGATCAGCGTACCGACCAGCGATCTTGTCCACGTCAGCCTGAGCAACGGGTGTACCTGCCTTGATGGCGCGGTTCACGATCCCGTCGAAACGGCGGTCCCGGCGCTTGCGCTGCAAGTACTTGCGCATCTCGTCTGGATTGCCACCCAACAGCTGGGATCTGGCATTCAGCACGTACTGCGCATAGTTACCGGGCAGGCCGATAACTCCACCAGAACGCGAACCAGTTTGCGCGCTCACTCGGCCCAACAGGTCAAGCGCTGCCTGCCTTGGAGTGCGCACCATTGGTGTGGCACTCACCTCGACCTGTGCAGTAGCAGGCTGCGCACTGGGCCAACCGACGACCCGGCTGCGACTGCCCATGACCTCGCGAATGGCTGCTCGGACGTCGATAGCTGAGTTCGCTCGGATCTCTTCAGCCTTGGCAGAAACCCATTTTTCGGCGACTGGAGCTCGGGCATCGAACTCAAAGCGCCCGAGATCGCGCGGAATGACGATCGCCTTGACCTCGAACTTGGCTCCAGCAATGAACACCGACCTGGCCAGCTCAAGGAACACGGACAGTGCGCCAAGGCTGAGCAGTGCCACCAGGCCATCCTCATCCTCTTCAGCGATCAAGCGCTCAACTTCTGCAACTGTTGCCGCGCTGACCACCGCCTTGACCTGATCCAGATAGGCCCGCTGCATCGCAGGCTCCATTCCTTCGATGGCCTGGATGATCTGCGCCGGGGTCATACCGTAAACACCGCAGGCAGCGTGTAGCGAGCCACCAGCACCGGGGCAATCATCTCGTCGATGATGCTGATCACCGGGCGAACCGATCCAGCAGCGTCTGCACCCACCGATACAGCGAATTCAGTTTCCAGCGGGCCGACCTTCTCGCGCTTGACCAGTGAGGCGGACACGAAGTCAGGGCTGAGGCTGCCAGGCTCTACGATTTCACGCAGCGCAGCCTCGTAGGTGGCCTGCTCGACCTCGACGGGCACCTGGTCAGCGGGAATAGGGTTGCCCTCATAATCATAGGCACCGGTGCGCGGCCATTCCCTGGCTTGCCCTCTGCCCTCGGTCTTCACGCCGGGGAACAATGACTGCCAGACACCGGAGGCCAACAGCTTCCGGTAGCGGCCGTCGATGTAGACCGATGCCCGGATCAGCGCGGCCTGCTTCGCCACTTCATCACCAGCCCAGGCGGTATTCGCGCGGTCCTGATGATATTGATCTGCCGCTTCGACCGAACCGTAAAAGGAAACCATCTATGCCACCTTTAGGGCTCGACGCCGCCCATTTTTTATGTCGCTGACCAGTGATGCGCTGATGCCGAAACTTCGGGCAACCTCCACTCCCGAAGCGCCTGCTGATAGCATCGCGCGGAGCTCTTCGGTTTGCAGATCGCTCAACTTGGACTGGCTATTGCGCTCGCCAGATCGAGCCAGATGCTTGATGGCTCCGCGCGGACGAAGGCCGATACCATAGCTGTGCAGGCAGTTCTCGCTTCCGGTGCACCACTCCAGATTTTCAGCAGCGTTGTTGCTCTTGTCGCCATCAATGTGGTTGACCTGTGCGCCATCGAAGCCGCCTTCAACAAATGCGCAAGCAACCAGACGGTGGACGTTCGCGCACTTCTGCTCAGCGTCCCGATACAGCATGACGAACTTGTAACCGGCAGGCTTGGTACCCTGCCGCAAGACGATGCCGCCGCACTGCCGAGCGGAGGAACCAAACGCCACTACTCTTGGCAATGAGCGGACACGCCCAAGACTGGAAACCTCATAGATTTCCTCGTAATCGGGCACGGCTCTCCACTGCTCTGCACTTGCAGTCTTATCTGGCATCGGGGTATCTCGAATAGGTGGAGCGTCATGCGCTCCGGGTTTTGCGGGGTGTTACGCCTTGGCAGCGTCCAGTGCAGCCTGCAGGGCTTCCAGGTTCGCTTCCTTGTCGAACTCGACATTCATCGCGGTCAGCTCGTCGACGACCTTCTGCTTTTCGGCAGCGGCCAAGGCTTCGTCCAGCTTCTTCTGCAAGGTTTCGGTCTTGCTGTTGCCGGCGGCATCGATGCCCAGCGCTTTCAGCTTGGCGAAGAGCTCGGTTCGCTCGTCACCATCACCGGCAGGCGCTTTGCCTTCCACGCTCAGGAAAGCAAGGCGAGACGCGCCCTTATGGCCTTCAGGGGTCAGATCGACCTCTTTGGTTTTGCCGGGCAGGATATAGACCACACCGTCCGTGGTGTGCACGCCCTGCAGCGCCTTCGAGTTGTTGGTCACTTTCATGTCGACCTCCTATCAGGATACTGGTGGGGTGATTTCGTCGAGGTACGCCACGGCGCCCGGCAGACGAATTTCGGTACCGCCGGTACGGGCGATGATGCCAGTCTCGAAGCCCATGATGGACTTCTGGCGCGGAGCCAGGACACGACGCGGCATCGGCAGGTGGAATCGAACAACTTCCGGATCCTTACGGTACGCAACCATACGGCCACCACCATCCTGCGAAGCGTTACGGGCTTCACGCAGCGGCGCGATGTCCAGCGGCAGCCCGGTCTCGGCGGTGTAGATGTTGTTGCGGCGCATGTATTCCAGCACCGTCATGAAGCCATCGCCAGCGCCCATGCGCTTGGTTGCCACGGCGCGGAATGCGTCAGGCGGCATGCGCAAGGTATCCGCCCACTCGACTTCACCGGTGTTGGTGCGGATGCTGCCCAGCAAGCCGTTCACGTCAGCCATGATCAGGTCGACGTCTTTGGCGGACCAGTAGGTCGAACCAGCAGTGCCGGACGCAGCGGCGTCAACACGCGAAACGTTGCTGTCGTTCAACAGGCCGGTCCAGCGCTTCTCAACACTGCCAGTGAAGGCAATGCTGTTCAGCAGGCGCTCAACCTTGTCGGCGGCCGAATCAGCCTTGGTGCCGCTCAGGTTGATGCCGTACAACTGTGCCTGGTTCACTTCTTCCAGGTTCCATTCCCAGCCGGAGCCGATCATGGCGAAGTCGTGCGATGCCTGGTCGTGCGTTGCCGAGTTGAACGGCATGTCAGTGCCCGAACCCGACAGGAACTTGGCTTCACCGGCAGTATCGACGGTGAAGAACGTGGTGCCGATGGCCCATGGAGCGCCCTCAGTTACCACTGGAATGCTCGCGGCGTAGTTAAACGTCGGGTAGCGGCGGGTGTAGATGCGCGTTTCGATGTTCCGGCCCTGGGCCAGAACGAACGGGAACGCCGACTGAGCGTCTTCGAAAGCTTGAGGCATGTTAAGCGCTCCGATGTTTGAGGGAGATTTCGACGATGTCGCCGTTCGCACCAGTGGTGTCGAAGATGGCGCCAGGGATCAACACTGCGCCTTCAGCGGCGGTCGTGACGTAGCGATTGGTCGCGGCTACGTAGTACACGTCATCACCAGGCACCACGGCAGCGCCGGCGGTTACATACATCTGGCCATCGGTCATGAACGCGCCGGTGAAGTCTCGCGGGTAGCCGTCGATCAGAGTGGAACCGGTCGCCACAGGCGGTACGGCTGCGCTCAGCACAGCCAGGCCCAGGAACAGGGTGCCAGTGGCGGCGATCTTGTGATCGTTGCCAGCACCAGCCACACGGAAGCCAGGCGCGCCGAAGACAATGCCTTCGGCGTTCGAGACGGTGCGACTGATCTTGTTGCACTTCTCTTCGTTGGCGACCAGGCCGGGCACGCCCTTGGCTGGAGCGTTGGTGTACGTGGTTTGGTAAGTAGCCATGGTGTGCTCCTTATGCTTTCGGCAGGTGGGCGGTTTGCATGTCCGAAATCATCTTCAGCCGTGCTTTTTCCGAATCATCACCACCGGCAGCGCTGTCCTGGTGGATCATGTGCTGGCGGAATGGGTCATTGGCCGGGTTCTTGGCAGCGTCTTCCACCAGGATCTCGAAGCGGGCATCGATGTAGGCGTCAGCCTTGCCCGTTACGGCTGCATCGCCCAGCTTGGCGATGACCACGGCCTTGCGGATCTCGGCGTCGGTCTTGCCGGTGTAGTCGGCATCGGCGATTGCCTTGGCCTTGGTCAGCAGGTCAGCACGTGCGGTGACGCGCTTGTCGATGTCGGCATCGCTGATCACAGCTGCTTTCAGCTTGGTGATCTCATCGTCCTTCTTGGCCAGTTCACCATCCTTCAGCGCGATTGCAGTAGCGTGCGCGTCGGTCAGGGTCTTGGTGGCGGTGGCAGCATCGGCAAGCTTGGTATTCAGCTTCTCGATGGCCTGGGCGCCTTGCTCGGTGACATCAATGGAGATGCCATCGACAAGGAGTTTTCGCAGTGCATCAGCCATGTCATGGCCTCCTTTGGGGGTGTCTGGTTTGTGGTCACCGATGCGAAGATCGATGCCGCCCCGAGCGCGATGCTCAAGGCTGAGGTGGTTCATTTTCATGGGGCCCAGGTAGCAGTCGTACTGCTCGCCGTCGCCGGTTACGCCATCCTGGAACACGACTTCGGCGCCGTAGCCCATGGAGAGCTCACGCTTTCCTGACTCGTAGTCAGCAATGGCCTTGGCATCCATCAGCACCAGCGGCACCTTGACGAACTGGCCGTCGCGGACAACCTCGCCACCGGTTTGGCCGATAGCGACGTCCTTCCAGTTTTTGGAGTTGACGCCGTCGCCGCCCGGGTGGCCGTTGGTCATTGGCCGGTACGCGTACGAGTGCATGGCGTCTGCGTGGAACACCGCGCTTTCCGGCCGGTACACACGAACGATTGGCTTATCCCGCAGGCCGTGTTCGTTGTCCGGGTCAATTTCGGTGCCCAGATAGTCCTGGATGCCGGTGCGCGCCACCCTTGCCTCGGCCACCAGGTAACCGTCCTCGGTGCGCCGCACGCCCGTGACCGGCACGGAATCGGTAAAGATCATGGGTCGAGTTCCTCGAAGATCTCAGGGCCCAGCTCGATCACGCCCCGATAGGGCTCGACCTTGTCGATATCGACGGTGCCGGGTTCGTAGGTGAAGGTGATGTGCGGCTGATAGTCCGGCCAATCCCACGACGCGCCAGCCTCAACGATGGTGACGTGACGCCAGGCCAGTTCGGAACTGTTGAACAGCAGCACGACCGCGCCTTCGCCGAACTTGTCGATCAGCCGCGCACCACCAGGTGCAATCTTGAGCTCGCCCTTGCCATCGCCAGACCATGACTCGCCGACCTTCATCCAATCGACCAGGTTGCGGCTATAGGCGACGGTGACATGCAGCTCATTGGCGGGCACGGTTGATTCAAAGCCCTGAGCCTTGGCCCAGGCGATGATGTCGGACCCGTTGGTGACCTTGCGGGACACGTACAGCGTGCGCGGCGCGGCGTCGGACAGGGCTTTCTTGTCCGCTACCGGATCCCCTTCGCTTAACGGAAGATCGTCATCAGCTGCTCCGCCCTCTTCGTCTGGCAGCTCGGCGCCGAACTTGTCGATGGCCGCTTCCAGCCCAGGCATCACGCTCAGTTCCACCAGCAGGTTCACCGATGCAGCTGATAGCGCGTCCTCAGGGAACAGGCTCGAGTCCTTCAGCGCCTTGATGGTGTCGGCGGTGGTCTTGCCGATGTCTGCCCGCTCCTTCGCTGTGGCCTGCCACAGTGGCGCCCATGAGTAGTGGATCTCCTTGGGCCGAACGCCAAGTGCTGAGCGGATGAGGCACTCATCCAGAACGCTCATGGCTGGCTTGATCTCCAGCTTCTGGCGTGAGGCGACGTTGTCGTAGTAGTTGCGGGTGTTCTCTTCTCCGTTGGCGCCAAGGCCCGTAGAAGACTGGCCGAACATGCGGGTGCCGGGGATATCGAACGCGCCGGATACACCCTGCTCCGTCTTGGCGATCACCTCAGGCAGATTGCCGAAGCTGGCAGACTTGGAGCTGTGCGTCTCGGCGCCGTCGAGGATCAGTGTGCCGTTGATACCCTTGGCGGTAGCAGCCAGACGCAGGCGCTCCAGCAGCAAGCGCTCATAGTTCTTGTCCTGCATGCTCGACATCAGGTTGGGAATGTTGATGACGTCGATCTTGGCCTCATAGACCAGGCTCACAACGTTGGCCACCGTCTCGTCGTAGTGACGCACGGCGGGCATGGCTGCCAGGAGCACCGAGTCGCCCCAGCCGAAGCCGGTGCCGACCGCCAACTCAGGGTCTGGGTGGGCAGCGCCGATGAAGATCACCAAGCGCGACGGGTGGATCTCAACCACGCTACCAGGCAGGCGGTAGGCTTTTGGCTTGCCGAAGCGCGGGCTCTGCGGGTCTTGTTCAATCTCGGTCGCGCTGAGTTGTCGACGAGTCATGACTGTGAGGTACTTCACGCCTCCCTGCTTGATTCGCTCAGGGTTCAGCTCGGATGCCGTATCACGCTCACCGGTGCCGATGAACACAGCAGCGCCACCGAACAGACGGGCCTTCAATAGGGCCTCGAGGATCTTGCCCTTGACGTTCAGGCGGTCTTCCTCGGCCTCGATCAGCTCAATCTGAGCCTTGTCGGCCTGCCAGCTGCGCCAGTTACGGCACGCGTCCACCGCAGGGATGGTCACGCCCTTCTGCGCAGTCCAAGAGCCACGGAAGGCGTTCAGCAGCTGCTGGTCGTCCATCTCCGGCACGGCATAGTGCGAGTGGGAGGCCTTGTCGCGCGCAGTACCCAGTCCTGCGACCAGGTTCTGCAGGCTGTCTTTCAGGTAGCTGAATGCGCTCATGAGTTGCTCACGTTTGCGAGTGTGTAGGAGTTTGCGAGGCCATACCGCTGGGCGATCATGTAGCCCATCGCATCCACCATGTGGTCAAACCCGCCCTTCTTATCTGGGTCGCCCTTCTTGTCGTAGACCTGGCGCTCAAGGCACTGGGTAAGCTTCGGGCACTGGTCAATGTTGACGCGGTAGCGGCGCTCGCCGTAGGCATTCAGGAACATGGCGTTGACTGCGTTCACGCGGTCTTTCACGCCCGGGTTCGTTGAATCGACGTACACGGCAAAGCCTGCTGTGCGAAGCAGCGACAGATCGGACTCGCTCGCGTTTTTGCTGCTGGTGTTCTGGCCGCTGGCATCGGGATACACCGCGATGCTGTGCCCAGGGAACCGCGCCTTGATCTTCTCGATCATCTCGGGCGTGTCGCGCACCGTATGGAATTCGTCGAGCGCCAGGGGCAATCCGTTGCGGACAACGTTGACGACCGCAGACATCTTCATGACGTTGAAGTCGATGCCGATGTGCAGCGCTTCGCCGGGCTTGATCCGCTCAGTCGTGCGGCACTCTTCTCGGTTGAACGTGTAGTAAACGACGCCCTGGTAGTTCTCGAAGCTCGCCTCATATTCCTGGCGGAATGTGCGAGGGTCCATCTTGCGGCGGGCGGCCTCAATCTCTTCAGGCGGTACGTTACCGCCGTCCACCGAGGTGTATAGCCAGCTGCGATGATCCGGCTCGTTGCCTGGCCGCCCATCTTGGAATGTGTCGTAGCAGTGGTTGAAGCCTTTTGGCGTACCGATACGCAGGGCATGGCCGCCTTTGCGCAGGCCAACTCCCGGTATCGAGTATTGGCAGGTCGAGAGCATCGGCCGCAGGACTTCTTCCCAGGCTTCCCACGGGCAATCCGCCCACTCATCCACCAGGACGAAGAACAGGCCGGAGCCACGGAGGTTGTCGTAGTTATCTAGCCCCACCACGCGCATTACGTGACCTGACTTGAGCGTGATCGAGCATTCAGTCTCGTTCGGGCGGTGCGCGCGCCAAGCCTCGGGAATGGCTTGCTTAAGCCGGCGCCAGAACACGCGTTTGGCCTGTTTGAATGTCGGCGCACCGTACCAGATCTCATCCTCGACGCTCACGCCCCACTCAGCAGCCAGCCGGGCAGCGCGGCGCATCTCAGCCTTACCGAGGAACGTCTTGCCGAACCGTCGACCACACACCGCATCACGGAAGCGAGCTTGAGGCTGGAAGCCCCAGCAGTAAATGTTCGCCTGCTTCGGCGTCAGCTGTACCGGCGCGTCAAAGGTGCGGGGAAGTGGGGGCATCTTCGTCTGGGCTCAGTGTGTACTCGGCGACAGCGTGCTCGCTGACCTCTTCCTTCGGCGGATTCAGCTCGCGGCGCAGCTTCTCGTTAGTGAGGCGGCGATTCTCATCATCCAGCGCAATATCTCCCCGCTCACTCCATCCAGCGCGAGTTTTCAGGAAAAAGATCATTGCCGTGATGTTGCCGCCCCTCACCTGCTCCATCAGCTTCGAGCTGACCAAGGCTATTCCCTTGGCCTTCCCCCTTTTAATGGCTGCTGCAAATGCGTCATCCCGTCGCTTGTTTCTGGTCACGGTTGCCCTACTGACCCCTAGCGCGTCTCCGATCTGTTCTTCGGTCAATCCTTGCGCCGCAAGAGACTCGACCTTCGCCAGATCAAGCTCAATCTTGCGGGCCATTGGCTATCCTCTGGCTGTTGATACTTCTACGAACGCCTTGCCTTCAGACTCATGCACGGCCTGCTTGCCGGTGAACTCTTGCCACCGCTTGACGATTACGTCGCAATACCTCGGATCAAGCTCCATCAGGCGCGCATGGCGACCAGTCTTCTCGCAGGCGATCAGGGTTGAGCCGGAGCCGCCGAACAGATCGAGCACGATGCAGCCCTTGCGGGTGGTCTTGTCGATTGCTTCCTCGGCGAGCGCTACCGGCTTCTGCGTGGGATGCACGTACTCTGACGCGCCATCCTTGCTGATCTTCCAGACGCTTCCGATTCGCTTACCAGTCAGCTCTGCGCCGCGATGCCACACAAGGGCCGTCTCGTAGTCGCTCGAGAAGGTTTTCTTCAGGTCGCCAATGCCGCCGCCAGGCTTGTACCAGATGACTTGATTAGTCGGGTATCCGAAAGCCTCGAACTGATCCAGCCACTGCGGCAGAACTTTCCATGATGTCCAGACGAATACCCAGCCATCCGAACAGGCATGAATAACCGGTGCGATATCCAGAAAGATGTCGTCGTTCTTGAGTACGGCGAACTTCTCCGACTTGGTGCGCATGTTCGACTGGTAGCTGACGCCGTAGGGCGGGTCAGTGTTTACCATGCCAGCCTTCTTGCCCTGCAACAGCGCATCGACCGAATCAATCGAAGTGGAGTCTCCACACATCAGGCGATGATTGCCCAGCAGCCACACGTCACCTGGCACGGTCACTGGATCTTCTGGCAGTTCAGGCGCGGCGTCCTCATCTGTCAGGCCATCGACCTCCTCATCATCGGCCAGCAGGTCGCCTATCTCATCCAGACTGAAGCCGGTCAATTCGAGATCGAAGCCAATTCCTTGCAGTTCGCCCAGCTCGATCTTGAGCAGGTCGTCATCCCACCCGGCGTTAAGCGCTAGCTTGTTGTCGGCGATCACATACGCCTTGCGCTGTGCGTCCGTAAGGTGGCTCGCCTCAATACATGGCAACTCGGCAATGCCCAGCTTCTGCGCGGCCATAACGCGGCCATGGCCAGCGATTATTCCGTTATCCCCATCAACAATGATCGGAGACAGGAATCCAAACTCCTTAATGCTTGCCGCTATTTGAGCGACCTGTGTATCGGAGTGGGTTCGGCTGTTTCGCGCGTAGGGGATAAGGCACTCGACGGGTACCGTCTTGTATTTTGGCGATTGCGTCATGTCACTTACTCGCGGGGTTTGGTTTTCGCAGAACGATTCATTCAATGCATTCGAACGTCATTCAATGATCATTCAATTGGGTTTGGCCTTACCACCCGCCGACCATCTTGGCCCCTACCGCCATACCGGCGACGAACACCAGAACGACCAGCAGCGAGCCAATGCTTGGGGCCATCGATGCCATTGGTTGGCGCATGGGAGGTGGCTCGGGAGGCTTAACCGCCTGGCACCCACCGCACATTGGAATGCGTTGATCCGTGATCAGCGACACGCCGCACCGAGTGCAAGCGACGCATCTGGTTGGAGTCACGGTGAAACCTCATACTGGAACGCCCGATCAGCAGGCATGGCCGTCACAAACCGGCATCGGTGAGCGTCGAACTCTTCCCGGGTAGCAATGGTGCGCTCGTACCGGGAGTTGGTCTTTCCGGTGAATCGCTCACGATGAACGACCACACCTTCACGCAGGAACTCGACTTCAGCCGATCCCAGGAGCTTGGTTACGATTACTTTCATGTGACCTGTCTCGCGCCACGATTTGGCGCATTCGAAAACGTGGCGCGGATTACTGCTTCCGGCGATCGATGCCTTCCGGTGCCTTCGGGCATCCCATGCAGTGCTCACAGCTCAGCGTTCGGCACAGCCATGCTTTAACCGGCTGCCAGTACATAACCATGAACATGTGACGCACCCCAGCCATGCAGAGAGCAACGTGAAATGTCAGGCCGGCAGTGGTCGGACCGAAGAAAATGTTCTGGCTGCGCGTCATCACGACGAACCCGCTGATGGCGATGGCCGAATAGATCAGCTTACCCAGGATGCCGTCCCTCACCTTCCCGCTCAGTACGCACCAGGTGGCCCACAGTGCTACCAGGCCGCAGGCGATGGAGTTGATCAGTTCAAGATTCATGGTTAACTGCCTCCCCCGAACCGCTGGCGAATAAGCGCCCAGAGGTCAGCGGCTTTGATGGCTCGGTTGATTGCTGCCAGAAGCGAGCCGCCGAACGTGCCCAGGAGAAAACCAATCCCCGCGACGATCTTCGGATCGGTGACATTCAGGTAGGCGCTGACCATGCTCGTCAGGTACAGAGAGCAGGCCACCCCAGTGACCAAGAACACCATCCAGGCACGCCAGTCGGACAAGTCGTCCTTGTGCCACCAGCTCGCAACAACAGCCCCAATCAGGCCCGCAATCAACAATTCGAACCTGTCGATCTTGTCGAGCAGGCGCTGTAGATACTCCATGCGCTCTACTCCGTGGGGCATGTTTGGGAATTGAATCGGCTCACACAGCACTCCCAGCTCGGAGCAATGGGTGTGGTGGAGCCGAAGAAGAAAAAACCCCTGCATGTGCAGAGGCCCTGAATAGGTCCCTCATCAGCGTGAAAAGTCAGAGGCTCTGAGGGCTTTGGGAAACTTAGGCAATAAAAAACCCGGCGCGGTGGCCGGGTTTCCTTGGATCAAGAGTAAGTTGCCGAAGGCAAAATACTAACTATGGCGAAATGATGCCCTCAGCCGTGCGGGAAGTCAAGCGGCCTCCTGCATCTTGTAAATTACCCCTCCAATTGGACTTAAAGCCTTGGCGTCAATGTCGTAGCAGGCGTCAAAACAGAGCTGAACGAAAGGCTCCCAATCGCGCCCCCAGGCAGCGGATGGAAGCTTGACGCCATACTCGGCAACCATCCAGGCGCGGAACACTTCAGGCTTGACGAGAGGATCAGGATTCGAGGACTGCCCACCCTGATGCATGTAGCGGTAGCGCCGGAATACACCCTTGGCCACGTACATGGCTCGGTAGCGCTTGCTGGTGGTCATACGCTCGACTCGCGAGCAAGCCAGATTGAAGACGGCCTCCTCTGCTTCATCACGATCGTCATCAGTCGGCTCTGCGGCGTACATGGCATTTCCGAAGGCGCGGAGCTGATAGTGAAGTCGGGCTATCGCTGACTGGATCTGACCAGCCAGGGTGCTATGCACAGCGTGGCTCGCCGTAGGCCCACGTTCGGTGTTCTGCACCACCACGCCCAATTGCACTACGTCTGATGTCTGGCCGGGGGCCGGGTTGTACTTGCAGTCATGCCAAGCCTGGCGCGCTGAGTTGATCTTCATGCTGCCTGCCCCTTCTTCAGTTCTCTGGTCTTTGCCCGGTACGTCGCCTTGATGGCCTTGATCTCATCCACGGTGTACTTGCGCACGCTCTGGTCAGCCTCCAGGGCGTCGACGGCCTCCTGGCCGATGCGCGCGATCAGGCCGATCCGGTAGTCCACGGCGTTGCCGGACAGGAACCGGTTGTCCTGCTTGCTCTGGGCATGGCAGTTGCGCTCGTCGAATCGGAGGTGCGGCGCAGAGCCGACGCTGCGGTAGTGGCCGGCATCTACTGCGTTACCGCTCCAGTCCAACGGCTTGCCGCTGGAGATGCAGAGGTGACCGGCGGCCTGGTCCCGGGTGCGGATGTACTCGTTGAACGCCTGTTGAGCCTCGCGCATATGGTCGCCGCGACTTTTCAGGGCTTCCTTGCGCACCTTGATCTCGGCGCGGCCAACCTGGGCCAGCGACTTGCGCGCCTTCGCCTGGTTGACGTCCTTGATGGCCAGGCCGCACTTCGGACTGCACACCGCCTGCCCGAGGCGCTGCGGGACGAATGAGGCCCTGCATTCTGGGTTTTTGCAGGTCTTGGGCTTGGGTTGTTTGGTGGCGAGCATCAGATGTCCTCCCCGGCGAAATAACCCATGAGGAAGGTCGCCCCGGACACCAGGAACACCACAGCGCCGTGGGCGTGCTCGGTCGTCTGGCTGTAGACGGTAGATGCGATCACCAGCATCAGGCCAGCGATCAACTTGAAGGTCTTGGAGGTATTCATGCCACCACCTCCCGCGACTTGTGCTGCTCTGGCGCGAAATCGCCGCGCAGGGGCATCAGGTTCTTCTCGTGCTTTACCGCGTGCATGCATCTAAATTTGCACAACCATCCACCTACTCCGGCGGCCGGCCTGAATTCGTAAACCTTGCCCGTGGTTGGTGAGACGATCAGGTCGCCAGGCATTACAAATCGCACCAGCTCTACGGTCTCGCCCAGGTACCCGCCTGAAATAACCAGCGCCAGGTCGCCCGGCTTGAAGTTATGGCTCATAGCGCTTTCCTCGCTGCCCGTTCTACTTCCGCTTTCCGGTCGCGGCGTTTTCGCTCGAAGTCTTCTGCCGAGCGCTTGCGGCGGTGATCGAGTACCGTCCCAATGACCAGAGCCAAGGCGATCAGGACTCCGTAAATGTCTGCGTAATCCATCAGTACCTACCTCCCCAGTTGTCCTTCTGCGTCCACCGCACCTGGTGCTCGGCGCCAAAGGCCATAACCCACTCGATCAACTCGCCGCACTGCTTCACGGTGAGCTTGCTGGTGCGCTCGTAGATGACGTCGAAGCCGTGGCCGTCTACCGCAGGGATCATCTGCGGCTGATCGCCCGACTCGCGCAGCCAGGCGGCCGTCAATAGGCGCTTCCAGATCAGGACATCCCACTTCTTCCCGGCGTGCTCGACCTGGGCCGCGATATCGGCCAGCGCCGCGTGCAGGGCCTTGTTCTGCTCCCCGCTGCGGTCAACTTCGGTGATAGCCAGCTTCTTTGGCTTGGCCAGGTCTAGGCCGGCGATGTAGTCCATGGCCTTGTTTCGGTCTGATTCGTTGCGGATCTGGAGGCTAGTCATTGAGTGCGCCCTCCGCCTTCAGCAGGCACCGGTCGTGATAAACCAGGCCTCGCGCCTTGGAGTGCAAAGCAAGGCGGCGAATGGTTCCGTCGCGGTGTTCTTTGAATCCTTCCCATGTCGAGTACCACTGCTCAAGCATGGATAGGGCGATCTCAATGAAGAAAATTCGACGGGGATCAATCATGACTGCTCTCCCTGGCCCAGGGCGGCGTCGGCAGTTGCTCGCATTTTCGGGCATGACAGGCCGCCATGATCCGTGTACACGCCGCAAGTCACGCAGCCTGTGTAGCCAATCACAGGGCTCTCCGCTCGCCTAACAAGGGCCCGCCACTGCTCAGCATCCTTTCGCAGCGCCTCGTTCTCAGCCTTCAGCTCAGCCTTCACCCGCTCGTAGGCTTCGTAGCCGGTCTTGAGGCCGGCGACTTCGGCGTTGACCGCGTCATAACGGTCTCCGAGCTTGTTTCGGTCCTCCCTCGCCTCATGTAGCGAATTGGTCAGCCGCTCGTTCTCGGCGATCAGGGCCGCGATTTGTTTCTTGCATTCTTCACACATGATCCCAAGTCCTTCTGGTCTGTACCTGCTGAACTGCGGTCTGCACAACGCCATACAGCGCTGCAAATTGGCGCTGAGACATGCGCTTTGTTCTGATATCCAGGACGGCATCCAGCGTCAGCTTCCCGACCTTCACAGCGTCACCGCGTCGAGGATTGAAAGGGGTTTCCATCCGGTGGCAACGAGCGCATAGCCATTCCACATCCAAAGGCCTGTCATACCCTTTGTGGTGGTGACCCTGGATCAGGGATCGCCCATCTACGCCCGCTCCTGGCTCGTCTCCGCACTTTTCGCAAATTGATGGCCGCACAAGATTTCCTGACAAAATCGCATCCCGGACTTTGCCGTGGGCTCTGGTTTTCAATGGGTCCCGCACTTTTGGTGCAGCCTCGGCCAGCCGCTTCAGATCGGTGTTGTCGGTCATACCGTCACCGCCATTGTGATCAGGACGCAGAAGACGCCAATGCCAAAGCCTGCGCAGGTGCAAGCGGCCCCAATTTGGAGTTTGGTAGTCATGGCAGCAGCTCCTTTGGCACGCTTACGGTTTCGCCAAGGATCGAGGCAACGATGGCGCGGCAGGCGGCGATGAGGTGGGTTTGGCCGAAAACAACAAGACAGCCTTCGTCGTCATGAGGATCTGGAATTGATGCCACATAATCCTTGCAGTCATAGTTTGGTGGGCCTACAAAGACAAAATGCTCCTCGATCAGGGGGCCGCATTGGCTCCAGTCGGTGGATGGCGACCATTTGGTATGGTCTCGGCGGACGCTCATGGTCGGCAGACCAACGGAATAGCAGGCCTCGCCCTTGTCGGTATGCGCCACCACCAGGAATGGAGGGCCGTATTCAGCCGCCACAGCCACGGCCCAATCCAGCGCCGCGCCAGTCAGCTCAGCCGTTTTCACTTCCACGAATTCGCTCATGGCTTCACCTTCAGTCCTGCGGCTTCAACGAACTTTGCGCACGCGTGGCGCATGCCAATGGCTGAGTGGTACGCGTCCATGTGGCTGTCGTCGATGGCTTCTTCTGGCTCTTCCGGGGCGTCCGGCATTGGCGGAAGCTCCACCACCACCGCACTGCGGGAGGCGAACCAAGCCCACTCAGCGCAAACCAGCATCCCGGCAGCGTCTGGATTACTGGAGGCCGCCATACGGCCGAAGCCAAACTGCTGAACGAACGCCTCAATGAACTCTTCACGCATCTTGTCGGTCATGTCCGTTGCTCCGCTGCTTCTGCGATCAATGCCATGCGCTCCACGCGCTCCGATTCGTCTTTGCGGACGGCCCGAACCATCGTGAAGATGCAGTAGCCGAGGCAGATGGCGATGGGCGCGAACAGAATCCAGCCGTTGTAAATCCAGGCCTTGCGCCACTCGAAGGTGCCAATGGTTGTTCCCTCGTAGATCCATGGGCCAATCCAGATAGTGTTCAGCGGCCCCCAAATCACGAAACAGAAAACCAGCATTGCGAGCCCTGCAACAGCGCATCGAATACCCGCTTTGTCGATGTGATCCTTCATCAGAATTTCCCCTCTACGCGCTGTGCTTCGCGCTTGATATTCATTTTTGCCAGCAGCAGTTCACGGGCTGACTTGCCGTCTGCCGGGATGCCTTGCTGAAGGATTCGTGCCTGGGTTTGTTGGTCGGCCAGGTCGTTGGCGAGTTCAAAGGCCGTCTTCTGGCTGTCGTGGCCGATGCCTGTCAGGATCTTGCCGTCGAGCGGCTGGCCTTCCTGGGCGCGGCGGATCACCACGGCGTAGTTGTGGTCGAAACGCTGGCGAAGGCCCTTGTCTTCCTGCTTGGCGGAACGCAGGTCGAACAGTCCGGTGGCGATGGCAGCGATGCGCACGCCTTCGTGGCTGTAGGCCTCCATCAGCGCCTCCATCCACGCCCCGGCGGCCGAAGGCATGCCGAAGTCTTCCGGGCCTGGCACGCACATCGCGATGAACTCCCCCACACTCGGCGCGAAGGGCTTCTTGAGCTTGCGGCACTTCTGGATACCGAACTCGATCTGCTCAAGCGTGCGGATGCCCTCATCGGCGAACTCCTTGATCCATTCAGCCTTGGCGGCGTCCAGCGCCTCAGTGGATGGCCAAGCCTGGCGCCACGCCGGGAAGATGCCGCGCAGGCGACGGAACAGGTCGTTCACCACTTCTGCCGTCTGCGGCGTCACCTGGAGCGGCTGAGCGTGAGCGGCTGGGGGAAGGTTGCCCATGGTCGCCATCAGTTGGTTGGCTGGCTTCATGGGGTCACCACAAGCCCTTCGGCCCAGGCATTGCTGTCGAAGTCAGGCTCATTGCTCTGGCGCGGCGTGAACTGCCTGACGTTCGATGCTGCTGCACGATTTCGGTCGTTCAGCACCCACTTGACCAGCATCTGCACCCACTCGGCCTGGGTGTTCACTTGGCCGCGAGGTTCGTAGTGGGCAGTGAATGCTCGGCGCGCATCTTCGGTGAACAGGTCCAGCGCTACGCCAGAGTGAACCGAGTAGGTCTTCAGCAGCCTGTCATCAGGATTCCAGTCGAGGGTCATTTCGCTGGGCATGCGAGGGTCAACTGATCCCCGCGCAGAGAGAGGGTTTTGATCTTCTCTTCTCTTCTCTTCTCTGGTCCGCATTTCGTCCGCATCGCGTGCGGACATTTTGCGGACACCATCAGACTTTCGGGCGGTTCTTTTCCTCTCGTTGTCATTGGCCCGACGCTTAGCGCTTGCCCCGTTATGCTCGTCAAAGCGAGGCATTACGAGGCTCCCGCCGTCATTAACGGATGCCCACTCCACATCGATCATCGCCTGCGTGAAGCCGGGCCAGCCAACTACCGCATCCATCGCGTCAACGGTGTAGCCAACCAGCACTCCGTCACTGGAATGGGTGTCGAAGATGCTCCAGGCGACATGTAGTCCACCGATAATCCGCAATCTGTCCGCTTGCAATGCGGACACCATGCGGAAGACTTTAGGGTGTGTCTGAAGGTCGATTCGCATTTTGATCCAATCCCCGGCCATTACGCGGCCTCCAATTTGGCGATGACGCGCGCGGCTTCGCGCTCAATAGCGAGGCGTTCGGCTTCTGGCATCTGGTTGTAATAGAACAGGGCGCGCTGGAGCTTCTTGGTTGTTTCGAGAAGCTCTGACTGATCGCCCAGGCATGCGCTTGTTAGGCGACCGCCCGCTAGCGTCATGCCCAAGTGGATTGGCTCCGTAGGGTTTTCGAGAACGACTGTGATCCGACTCATGCGGCACCCCGCATAGCCTTGTCATGGGTGAACAGGCCGTCCCAGGTCTTCTTCATAGGCAGCTCGCCGGCCAGATACAGGTCGTACAGGCGTGCGGCGCCCTTCCTCAGCAGGATCGGCGTGTAGGAGATGAAAGGTTCTTTGCCGTGCGGGGTGACTTCTACCTGGTGCTCGGTCATGTACTTGTCGCGGGCGTAGGAGCCGACACGGTGCCGGGTGCCGGACTTGCTCTCGTTGTAGAGCCAGCTGCGCGATTCCAGGTAATTACCCACCTGCATGACGTTGACCCCATTGAGGCCCTTGCAGAACTGGGTGTGGGTCATCCCTTCCTTGAACAGGTTCTCCAGGGAATGAATCTTGGTCGCCTGCTGCTCGACCTGGGCGGTGAGCATCAAGCGGGCCTTTTCAGACTCCATGGCGATCTGCAGGATTTGGATGGTGGAGAGCTCGGGCGCCTCCAGTGCGTTGATCTTGGCGACTACGCTGCGGCGAACTGCCTTCGACTCGCGCATGGATACCAAGAGGCATTGGTCCTTCGTCAGCATCAGCCCTTCGGAGGCCGGCCCGCGCTGATTCCTTACTACGAAAGTTTCGTAGTATTCGCCGTCGAGCTCATCCCGGCACCGCGCGGTGAAATCATTTCTGCGAACTTCACTTTCTCCGAACTCAGCGCGTGCCGAGTTGACCAGTTCAAGCAGGTCAAAGCTGCTCATCTTTTCCCGCGCCACGTTTTCGGATGTAGCAAAACGTGGCGCGGTTGCGTTGGTGTTGACGATTGATTGGGGAATAGGCATTATTCGCTCCAGAACTTTGTTGTAAGTGCTGCACAAGAAGCCACCCTTGCCCGGTGGCTTTTTTGTGCGTCCGATTTGCAACTAAGGGTCGATTGGTTCATCAGTCCCTCCTTTTTCGGCCCTATCGAGGCCCTTTTTGTGTTCAACCAGTGAAAGCAGAGGCGCTTTGCGCTTCATCTGCTCCATCTGGGCCTGGATCGCGAGTGATCTACCTGCACGCAGGTATTCTTTCGTCGCGTGTTCAAGGCTCCATCCGAGCTCGACACTTAACTGTCTAACCTCGTCCTGAGCCCCTTCTTCCAGGAGGTCGAAGGTTCTTTCAGGCATAGGTCCTCCATAGGGCTCTTAAGCTGATTTATCCTGTGCACAGGCATTCATCTCTCGGATCAGTTGGGCGGCACCTAAGCGGCGCGCGATCATTGAAAGCTCGTGGATATAAGTAGCGAGCTGCATGCCCGCCTGCTTTGCTTCCATGCGCAGGTAGCGCAAGTCTTCGGGGGTGAATCGCGCCTTGATAACGGCGCTGCGTTTGTGGGATGGGTCGTCGTATGCCATTGGTGAGGCTCCTTGGTTGTTCAAAAGGGTTAAGCGGCGGAAAGTGAGTGAGAGGCGGCATAGGCGATCTGCCCCCACGGAAACGATGGGCAAAGGTCGGTACGATTCACGGCCCCTTGAGTCAGCGCTTCGATTTGAACTGCGCGCTTGGCGGGCACCGGGCGCTCGCCCGAGCACCATTGGTTAACAGTGGGCGCAGTGACCTGCAGCAGGCGCGCCATTTCCACCTGGCTGCCCAGCAAGCGAGAGGCTTCTTTGGCTGCTTCTGCTGATTTCATGAGTTCTCTCCTGGAGATTTAGCGTGAATATAAGGCATTACCTTATCTTAGACAAGCCATTGCCTAACCAACAGCACAATAGGCTTAATTAGGCAATGCTTACCGGACCAGAATTAGGCGCCGCCATTGAGGCCGCGCGGATCGCCAAGGGCGTATCGAAAAAGAACCTCGCAGACGACTTCTCCGTGAAGCCTCCGTCGATACAGGGCTGGGTGAAAAACGGCAGGATCGACAAGTCAAAGCTGATGGACGTGATCGCCTATTTCTCCGACGTCGTCGGGCCTGAGCACTGGGGGCTACGCCCAGGCTTCTCCTACGAAAACCTCGAAGTCACCAACGAAGACTCTGCCATTCAAGATAGTAATGACGGACGCTCGCTGGCCTCATCTGCGGCAGACATGGTTCGTCAAATGTTGGCGTCGAAAGGCAAGAGCCTTTCAGAAGACGCTCGCGCCAGGTTGCTGGCTGCTGCAGAGCAAAGCGACTCAGGAAACGTTATCCATGTCGACTTCTCTCGCCCTGGCCAGGTTGGCGATGAGGTTTGGATCGCGCACTACGACGTGCGCGCAGCGATGGGTGGCGGGCAGATCCCGCACGAATACCCGGAAATGCTCCAGGACATACGGGTCAGCCCCAAGCACTTGCGTGACCTGGGCGTTACCTTCAAAGAGCACTTCCACCTCAAGATGATCACCGGGTGGGGTCAGTCGATGGCGCCGACGATCAAGGATCGGGACCCGTTGCTCGTCGACATCACGATCCGGGAGTTCACGGGTGATGGCATCTACCTCTTCTCCCACGACGAGATGCTGTACGTGAAGCGATTGCAGAAGAAAGGCAGGGACCGCTTCAAGATGATATCGGACAACAAGCACCACGACCCCGAAGACATCCGGGTGGATGACACCCATATCCTGGCCCGGGTACTTTACGTATGGAACGGACAACCGGTATAGATCTCAATTTCACCATGTGACAAAGAGGCTGGTAGGTTGAAAATGCATGATGCAAGGAGCCTATAAATGACCGATACACCCGAGTCAAAGCCGAAACGGCTCACGATGTTTGCTGTTGACTCTAAGGACTTTGCAAGATTCCTTGTAGCAAAAGGAGCAGGTAAGGATGAAAATTGCCCGCTTTGTCAGGGAGATGACTGGACTATCCTTTGCCCTGACGATGACGGACCAACGCTTCGCCTAGGTATGCCTGTACGAAACCGACCTGATATGTTCTACATGTCCGCCTTTGGATATTTTTGTAACAGTTGCGGTTATCTTCGCACCCACATGGCCTCAACTGTTCACGAATGGGTGGAAAACAATCCAAGGCCTGACTCAGATTTGATCGACGACGATGACTCTTCAGCTGGGGAAGCCAGCGATGAGTAACGCAACGAGCAAATTTGGTACGGCGAATGATATGAAAAATCATTTCGATGCCTGCACTAGGTTTCCGGGGATTAATCAAAAATCCAACACCCTGGCAGCAGACCTTGTTGATGACAATAGACCTGTAACGAGTGATACTCGGAAAATGAACGACATAACGCGCGACGAGCTAAGGTCAACCTTATCCAGTATTGAAGACCGGATGGATAAGCGCATAGAGCGCATGGAAAAGGACGGCGAAAGGCGCTCAGATGAATATCGTAAAGAGCTTGCTTTGCGTGATGAGCAGCTAAAACGCGAATTTGACCTGAGACAAGAATCGTTTCGAAATGAACAGATCGCGAGAGATGCAGCGCTAGCCGAAAGATTTTCAGGATTTCTAGCGGCTCAGTTAGAGCGCGATAAAGCGCTGGAAAAGATATCAGAATCGCGTTTTGACCGGATCGAAAAGGACGTAAGCTCCATCAAAGCAGATACGAAGAAAGTTGGTGAGGATGTCAACGGTATCAAGGTTACGATGGGTAAGTATCTGGGCGGAGCGATTGTAATTGGAGCCATCGCTTCAGCATTGCTCGGAGTTGCTCTGAGGTACGTATTTACACTATCCGGCTCGTAGATCCTTGGTCTCATTAAATTGAAGCCCGCCCAAAGCGGGCTTTTTATTGCGCGCTAGAAAGGCGCCACCCCTTCCTCGAGTTCAAATTCTGGCTCGCCCTTCCCTGCCTTATCCACTTCCTGCTGCTCCCACCTCACTGTCACGCTGCCGTCGTCATTGAGCGTCAGTTCAAGCTCGTCCGTCTCGGTGATTACACTCAGCACCTCGTCCCACTCCCGATCACCGTCCGTGTCCAAGCGATGAATCGTCACCCAGCGCTGAGCCTGAGCGACCGGGTGATTGATCATCGATGAGACGCGCAGCCCCAGGCGCGCCATACCGCTCATTTCCTGCCGTTCCGCCGGTGCCGCCTGCTTCTTCCCCATGAAATCCCCTCCCAGTTTGATGCTGTATATCCATACAGCTTAGGCAAAGCTTATATCAGCGCTGCCGAGAATGTCATCTCCGAAATCGAAATAACGACCGGGAACATTTTCTGAAAATAATTAGGCATTACCTATTTACAGGCGATTAGGCATTAGCTTATTGTTCACTCCATCGAGTCACCCAACAGGGACTCGCCAGGGCCTCAGGCCTGACGCTCTTTAACAGTCTGACGTGACCCAACGACGTACCGGCAACCCCGGTGGTGAGAAAGCTAAACCGTCGTCCATGCAGCCTCTGGTAGCTGCCGTACTCCCACATGTGAGTACGCGAAACCACGCACACAAACTGGCAATGCATCGAACACGAAATGTGCGGCGCCGGTGAGAGACGACTCGGACCGATGCGTGGTGGAGACAACAGATTTCCTCGATGACCTTGGCGACAGGGTCATCCGGAAAATCAAACGAGGGCAGGACTATGAGCAACTCGAAATTCCAAGTGCGCGACCTTCATAAGATCGACCCGGAAGGCGAGAACGAAGGTGTTCACGACATTTTGTTTACCGGTGCCGATGGCGTTGTTCGCTACTCGGACGATGTGTACGAAAGCGTAGAAGAGGCGCAGAAGGCGATAGCAGTGCTTGAAGCTGCTGGTGAATTGCCTGACTGGTGGGAAGTGTTCACACCAGCCCCACAGGCAGCATGACGGACCTTTTCACTGATGCCCATCCAGAGCGGTGGGCATTGGGAAAACAACCGTAAAACGGAGGGCTTCATCATGGACTAGCCAATAGCTGCCCGACGCCTCATGCGCCCGGCAGGCTTGTTACATACGAAGGTAAAAGCCCGGGCAATGTTCGGGCTTTTTTACGCCTCGCCTTTAACCGGGTGAACCAACGAATGGAGAGAGTCATGAGCCTCAATCGCTACGAGCACGCCAGAATCAAGCACAAGATTGACGGCTACATGGTTGGCCGGCATCCGACGGAAACGCGAGAGCAGGAGTTCGAGAAAGCCAAAGCTGAACTGCTGGTCAATCTGAAGCGCGAGATTCAGCAAGTCGAAGCCTTCGCCTATGCCGACCTCAACAAGAAACCAAGCTGATTCCGCTTAACCCCAAACACTGGAGGTCGCCATGAGCGGTTGGATCAAGTGCAGCGACAGGCTGCCACTTTGCGGATACGTCCTGACCTACAGGCCATCAGCTCCCAAGGGTAACGAAGTTGCCACGATAAATTACGACTACCACCAAGAGCGTTTCGGCGGCCAATACCCAGTGACCCACTGGCAGCCACTCCCCGCCCCGCCCACCGAATAAAGCCACCCTGGAGGCAGCATGAACGCAACAGCGCTTGCACAAAGTGAATTCGATAACCGTCTGCCGCCTCCAGTCAGCGAAAGCCCTCTGGAACTGGCGCGGGCTGAGTGGCTTTACAACGCAGTGGAACAACTGGTGCGGTTCGGCTGTGACGTGAAGTTCCAGCGCCGCCTGAGAAGGCCCCAGGGCGTCACGGTAGGCCAACTGGCACTGGCGGCTGATGAGCTGGTTAACGCCCGGCAGGCGAACTGTGAAATCGGCACACCGGCACTCGGGTGGCTGCTGATCGCCAATAACTGCGGACGGGCTGACAAAGAGGCCGCCGCTGAGCTGCTCGGCCCGAGCGACCACACCTTCGGCAAGCTTGGCGAACTCGCCGAGGCCCTACTCCGGCCCTTGGTCAATGACGCCCTGATCGCCCAGGCAGAGGACAACGAACTGTGAGCCCTCACATCCTGATCGACGAGGCGCTTGAGGCCCTGGAGCATCCAGCCAGCGAGCCAGGCGCTCAACGGGTCGTCCTGAACATGATCACCAACATGCTCACCGGCAACGTGATCACCACCGAAGAGTTCAACCACTACTGCCAGCGCCTCCTGAAAATCACCAGGCAGCGCAAGGAGGCCGCATGAACAGCATGACCCTGGCTTTCACCCACAAGTCCTGGCTCGGCGCCCTGTCGCTGGCCTACGACGCCGGTATCGAAAACGTCCACGCCTGGAGCCGCCGGGCCTGCCTGTGCGGTGAGTGGACTGTCGCTTATGAGGTGAAGGCATGAACATTGAGTGGAGCAAGGCGCCTGAAGGCTTTCCGCTGTGGCTTGAAGGCACAAACGAAGAACATCGCAAGCACAGCGGTTGGTATCGCGATGCAGGGCAAGTTTTTGAAGGCGCGTATGGCGGCCAATGGCGAGCATGTCGCGAAGGTCAGTTCTTCACGGTACATCGTAATCCTGGGCCGTCGAACTGGACCGGCGAAGGCATGCCGCCTGTTGGGATCGAGATTGAAGCGAACATGCCGCCGCGTGGATACCGAGAATCCCACGAATGGCGTCGCGTAAAGGTCGTGCATGGCGCTCTGCCTGATTCGCCTGGTGAAGTTCTGGTTTTCGATGTTGAAGAAACCCGGCCAGCCTGGGTTGATGAGTTCAGACCGGTTCGCACGTCCAAGCAGATCGCCGAAGAGGCGCGTATTGCTGAACTTAACCTGATGGTTGGCGCGATCAAGGATTATCCGGGTGGACGACACGGCGTTGACCATCTGACGCAGCTCAAGATTCATGAAGAGGCCTGCATCAATCTGTACGACGCTGGCTACCGCAAGCAGGTGGAATCTTGACCTCCTACCAAAGAGCCAAGCGCTACTGCTTCTGGCGCGGGTCTGCCATAGCACTCGCATTGTTTACGACCTGGATGATGCTCAGCGCATACGCCGGGGCAATTACTCAATAGGTAACCGACATGAATAAGCACACGCCTGGGCCGTGGGTAATCATCCCTGGTGGTGACGAATGGTCTAGTGGACGGATAGCGACCATCGAGCCAAAACCGGAAACCATGGTTGAGACAAACTACTGGACTGTCGCCGAAGTGAATTATCGCCGCGATGAGCATTTGGCCAACGCCAAGCTGATCGCCGCCGCGCCTGACTTGCTCGCAGAACTTGAAGAAACCCATGCAGCTCTGTGCTTCACCGCTGACTATATCGGCTCTGAGCGCTACAAGCGCAACGCCGCAGCCATCGCCAAAGCCACCCAATAACCCCCTTCACAGCGCCCCTCTCCGGTGGCGCGGAGAGATAGTCATGTCCGATAAAAACATGCAGATCTGGAATCAGGTCGAGAAGACCGATACGCGTTTCACCAAAAAAGCGAAGGTCAACGGCCAAGACATCACAAGCCTCAGCGGCACCGCGATGGTGATGAAGGCTACGGAGTTGTTCGGCCCGGTCGGCATCGGCTGGGGCTGGAAGATCATCGAGGAGCGCTTCGATGAAGGGCACGAAATCTACACTGGCGAGGGCGACAAGCGCTCCTGCATCGGTCGCGAAATCGGTCACACGCTCAAGATTGCTCTGTGGTTCACCCAGGACGGGCAGCGCGGCGAGATAGAGCAATACGGCTGCACCCGGTACCAGTACAAGACGAGCTACGGAATGACCACTGACGGTGAGGCGCCAAAGAAGTCCCTCACCGACGCAATCAAGAAGTCCCTGTCGATGCTTGGGTTCAGCGCAGACGTGTTCCTTGGTTTGTTCGATGACATGGATTACGTCAACGCCCTAGAGGATGAGCAGGCCATCGAGCAGGCAGAAGATAAGGCCGCCGAGGAAGAACGCCAGAAGCAAGAGCGCCTGGACTACATCGCCTCCGTCATCGAATCATTGAAGACCGCTAAGACGCCCAAAGAACTCAAGTCCTTCCATGACGTGGCCGTGCGCCGCCTGACGCTGCGCAACGATACCAAGGCCGTCACCCGGATCGTTCGCGAGTACGACGAACAGAAAGCCCGTTTCGAACAGGAGTCAGCAGCATGACCACGCTCTACACCATCACCGAGCAGTTCAAAGAGCTGGCCGCCCTGGCCGAGACCGCGGACGACGACCTGGCCGTCGCCCTTCGCGACACCATGGAAGGCATCGAAGGCGAGTTTCAGGAGAAGGGCAAGGCCATCGCCATGATCGCCCTGAACATCGACGGTGACCTTGAGGCGATCCAGTCGCAGATCGACCGGCTCACCGAGCGCAAGCGGATCATCAACAACCGCAAGGAAAGCCTCAAGGAGTACTTGCGCACGAACATGGACGCGGCCGGCATCACCAAGATTACCCACCCGCTGTTCACCATCACCTGCGGCAAGGGCAAGCCCATCGTGGTGATCGATGACGAGAAGGCCATCCCCGATGACTTCATCAACGTGAAGGTCACCAGCGCGCCGGACAAGGTCGCCATCGCCAGGGCGTTGAAGGAAGGCCAGGAAGTCCCCGGCGCCCACTCAGAGATTGGCAAAAGCTCGATCAGCATCAAGTGAGGTTTTTATGTCGTACGTCAGCAACCACCTAAGCCTGGTAGAGCAGCATCGCCAGCACGCCGACTCAATATCGGAACGCACCGCGCAGTTCCTGGCTGCCGGCGGGAACGTCGCCCAGGTGCCGAGCCTGGCGGGCAATCCGATCCCTCCCAAGCGATCCGCGAAGATTGATCCCGAAACCATCCTCAAGCGCCGCAAGCCAGCCATTACCAGGGCTGAGCGTAACGCGCTGCGCAAATTGGCGGAGGCATTATGAGCAAGCGTAAGCCTCACAACCTGCAGGCGCGCATCGCCCGGTCGTGCCGGTCACTGCTGGCATCCAACCATGTCGCGGTGGTGAACATCGATCCCAGCGGCCGCCAGGGCATGATCAATTACAAGTCACTCAGGAACATCGCGCCAGGGAAGATTGGCCAGGCCGTGTGCGGCATTCCTCACCGCTGGACGATCTACATGAGCGCGATGTGCATTGACGCTCGCGGCGATCGCTACAGCAAGTCGGTGGAACTGGCACCGGACGGGGTTTACCTGTCCGACCACCTGGAAGACGTGATCGAGCATTGCTACATGAAGCTGCGCGCCGAGGCCAACCAAAGCCAGATGGTGGCCTCCGGCTGGATCGCCATCCCCGACACCCTGTCGCTGGACGAGGAACACGCGGCGCGAATCTTCGAAGCGGTCGGTGCTTGGCACCAGGTGAAGGTCGATTCATGCGCCGCATAGCCCGCACCCAGCAACGCAAACGTCAAACCTGGCTCGCACTGCCGGCCAGCGGAATAGAAGAGGTAGGCCATGGCTGCCGCGCAGAAAGAACGATCGGCCAAGCTTGCCGAGAGGCGACAGGAGTTGGGCGAGCAGGAATTGCGGCACACGGTACAGCCGGGAACGCGAAAGAAGCTCACCGAACTGATGGCCTGGTACGGCGTCGAGGAAGTGAGCGAGGCGGTGCAGCTTCTGGTGATGAACGCCAAGCCTCAAGAAATACCGCCGGCACCGCCCAGGCAGCCCGGAAAGTCTGAAACGATCCGCCACTACTTCCGCCAGGGTATGCGCGACCGGCTGGCCGAGCTCGCATCAGGCCTGGGCGAGACGAAAGACGCCAAAGCCATCGAGCGAGTGATTGCACATGCCTACTCGCTGAGCGTCGACCAGTGCGCTGCGTACTTCTCAATTCCGCGCCACGCTTTAGATGTATCTGAAAACGTGGCGCGCAAATTACGGCAAGCAGGCTTTGCAGAATCGCTGCAAATGAACGCCGAAGACGACGGCGACGAATAACCAATCCTACTCGCTGCATCCGGCATCCCGGAGGGCGGCGCCTGACTGGAGACAATCCATGAGCAACATTCCCCCGCGCCCGAAGGCCGACAAAGTAATGATCCTTGCGGCTTGCACCCTTGTTGCTGAGAAGATCAACGGCGATGCCGAAACCATCGCCAAGCACTACCGTCGCCACATGGACGGTTTTGAGCTGGCAAAGGAACTCGATAAGTACGCGTCCTGGGACACCACGCGTGATGATATGGATGCGCTGGACGAGGTCGACTATCTCGTAGATCGGGCCGAGGGCCTGGCGGTTAAAGCGTGGGCTGAAGAGTTCAAGCCCGAACCGCCGCTGCCTATTGGCACCAGGGTAAAACAAGGCGTGATCACGCGGATCTACGAGCACACCCCAGCCACGTACTGCGTCAAAGAAGATGGCTGCACCAACGATACCCGCAGCCTGCTGATCAAGTTCGAAGACGCCGTAGCCGTCCGGCTCCATGCCGGTCACCCGTAATACCCCATATCAACGAATCACGCCAGCCGGCGAGGCAGTCGGCTGCACGGAGGATAAATGAATGAGCTGGCTCTTTTCGCAGGCTCTGGTGGCGGAATACTCGGCGGCCACCTGCTCGGGTGGCGCACCGTCTGCGCCGTTGAGCGTGATGCCTACTCCGCACAAGTTCTGGCGCAACGACAAAACGATGGAGCCCTCCCAGCTTTCCCGATTTGGTCTGACGTGTGCAGTTTTGACGGAAGACCATGGCGCGGCCTTGTTGACGTGGTTTCTGGCGGATTCCCGTGTCAGGACATATCAGCTGCCGGGAATGGCGACGGCATCGATGGTGCTCGCTCTGGACTCTGGCGTGAAATGGCGCGAATCGTCGGCGAGGTACGACCTCGATTCGTCTACGTGGAAAACTCACCTTTGCTTGTGGGAAGAGGACTTGCCGTGGTCCTCGGTGACCTTGCCGAAATGGGGTATGACGCGCAGTGGTGCATTGTTTCAGCATCCGACTGCGGAGCGCCCCATCAGCGCGAACGTTGCTGGGTTGTGGCCCACGATAACGGTACATGGCAATCACAATCAGCCGGGCAGCAGCAAGAACGCCGGATGGGGTCTGAGCGCAGCAGTCAAACTTTGGCCGACACCTGTAAGGCGCGACTACAGGTACCCAGGCAAAAGCCGCATGGAAAGGACGGGCAGCAAATCAGGCGAGTGTCTACCTCAAGTGGTCGGTGGCCCACTGAACCCGGAGTGGGTCGAATGGCTGATGGGGTGGCCTTCCGGTTGGACCGAATTAAAGCCCTTGGCAATGGACAAGTTCCGCGAGTGGCAGCAACAGCATTCTCCCTCCTATCGATCGACGGCGACTGACGCCGCATAACTCCCCCACTCCACCGCCCGGGCATGGCCCGGCAAGGACTCCCCGTGAAACGAATTTACCTCAGCGGGCCCATGAGCGGCTTTCCCGGGCTGAACTTCCCCACCTTCCACAGCATGACCGCCAGCCTCCGCGCCCGCGGCCACACAGTCACCAACCCCGCCGAGATCAACCCTGAAGGCGGCACCTGGACCGACTGTATGCGCCGCGACATTGCCGCGCTGATGGACTGCGACACCGTGGCCACCCTGGCCGGCTGGGAGCATTCAAAGGGCGCAAAGCTGGAAGTGCTGATCGCCGAGAAGCTCGGCATGACCGTTGTGGATGCCCATGATCTGGTAACGAGGGAGGCTGTATGAGCAGTCAATGGAAACTGGTGCCGGTTGAACCGACCGAAACCATGGTGATAAACGGCTTCGAGTCGGAGCCGGACGAGTGTTTTTCCGATGAGGAAGTCTGGGAGCAGTACCAAGAAATGAGCGGCTGCCAGCAAGCCGCGTTCCGCGCGAAACTGTGCTGGGCCGCAATGCTCGCCGCCGCTCCGGAAGCGCCTGTTACCAATGAGCGTTCCGACAAGGACTATGTCATTGAGCATGCCGAGTACATGGCCAAGTCAGCCGATGATGTGCTGGCGAAGTTCCAGGCATACGGGCTGGCCCTTCTGGCCGTCGATGAGGGTGGCGACGAGGGCGAAGGCGAGCTGCTTGAGAATATCGACTCCGCACGCGGTGACCTGCAGGAGTCACTGGTAGATCTGCGCAGTATGGTTTACGAATTTCGAAAGCGTGCCGCCAAATCCCGATAGGAGCACATCCGTACTCCACCCGCAAAACCTGTAACCCCTCCCCCTTCAAAGTCAGCCGCTATAGCGGCAAGGAACCCGGCATGCCTGAAGAAAGTGTTTTGATCCAGCCGCTGCCAGTCGAGCGTGACGCACACGGCTACTGGACCCACCCAGCCTGGCCATCAACCGAAGACGAGTTGATCCCATACGCCTGGTTTGACTCGCGCGGTCTGGAAGCTCGCGAACGGGCTTTCGAATACGACGCGCCAGAGGAAGTGCAGGCGTCTTGGCTTGCTGAAGGTATCGCCGATTGTGCGGCCTGGCACCCGACCAATCCTCCTGGCGAAGGCTGGTTCATCTTCTCGATCCACGATACCGACGACGGCCCGATCTGTGTGTGGGTGCGTAAGCGGGTGACGCCATGATCGCCCCCCTCTGGTTCGCCTACGTCTTCATCTGCAAGGGGCCACGGTGATGATCCTGCGCGAAGGCTTCATTCGGCGAAAGCTCGAGGCTTCCCTAATCCGCCTGGCTATCGCAATCCTCATGGGGCGCAACGTTCAGCGCTCCTTGGTCGTTTCGCGCCGCGACAATAACGACATGTGGTACATGGCCGAAACGCTCGAAGACATCGCCCAGCGCATCAGCAAGAACTACCCCTAACCCCAATCCCCCTACATGCCTGCCGGTGAGCGGCGGGCGCACGCCTGGAAAATATTTATGACCATCACCGCCCCGGTCATCCGGTACCACGGCGCCAAGTTCCGGCTTGCGCCTTGGGTATTGCAACACTTCCCACCGCACACCTGCTATGTAGAGTCGTTCGGCGGCGCCGCTGGCGTGCTGATGCAAAAGCCTCGGTCGTATGCTGAGGTGTACAACGACCTCGATGGCGACATCGTTAATCTATTCAGGGTTTTGCAGGATCTGGACTCGCGATCTGGACTTGTCGAGCGCTTGGTATTCACGCCCTACTCCCGCGAAGAGTTCGAACTGTCCTGGGAGCCGAGCGCCGAGCCGATCGAACGTGCAAGGCGGACCATCATCAGGGCGCAAATGGGGTTCGGCTCCGCCGGCGCCACCAAGGGCGTGACCGGATTCCGCATCGACACCAAGCGCCAATACGGCACAGCCCAGTCACTCTGGGCCTCCTATCCGGAGCAACTTGCCGAGGTTGGCCAGAGGTTGAGCGGTGTTCTGATCGAAAACCGTCCGGCGATCGAGGTCATAAAAGCGCATGACGGGCCGCAGACACTGCACTACGTCGACCCGCCCTATGTGCATGACACCAGGTACAAAGGCGCGTCGAGCGGCCGGTACTACAAACACGAGATGGATGACGCTGCACACCGCGAACTGCTCGGGGTTTTGCTCGATCTAGAAGGAATGGTCGTGCTGTCGGGATATCCGAGTGACCTGTACGCGGAGCTGCTACCTGGCTGGGCCAGCTACAGCACATCCGCCCGCATCAGCGCAGGGCGCGGCACCGCCAACCGAACCGAATGCATCTGGCTTAACCCCGCCTGCGTCGATCGCGTAAGCCAGATTGGCCTGGACCTCTGCGAAAGAGCATAACCCTAACCCACCTTCTGCCGCCCAGCGCGGCTAGGACACCCCATGTTCGCTATGAAACTCACCCTGATACTGCTGGGCGCTTTGCTGTACCTGGTAGGAACCCTCGGCTGGTTCGGCTGGTTCGCTATCGACCTGCTGGACACCGGCACCACCGAGGCACTGCTCTACGCCTTCGCCGGCACATGCGCCTGGCTGTTGGTCAGCTTCGGCCTGGCAATTCAAATCATCAAGACAGCGCGGCCCACGGTCGGCAGCGGGAGGTAGCTATGGCAGCAGCAGAAAAGCTGGGCGATGAGTCCGGCCATGACAAGGTAACCGAAAAGCGCATGGCCGAACTGCTGGGCACCACACCGAAAGCCCTGCAACGAAAGCGAGAACGTAACATCATCCCCGCCGGCGTCTGGTCGAAAATCGACGGACGTATCATGTATAGCAAATGGAGGTATGACGAATGGCTAGAGAGCCAATGGAGCTGCCCACCGGAGTTGAGCTTGTCGGGAAATCGATCAGGATCAGGTTCTCTTGGAACAAGAAGCGGCACTGCGAAACGCTCACTCTCCCGCAAACCGCAAGGGGAATCGCAGCAGCCGAGGCTTTACGTTCTCAAGTAATACAGCTTGCCAAGCTGGGAGCCCTTACGCCCGAAAAGTACAGGGAGTTGTTTCCGAATAGCCGGAGCGACTCCACTGGGCACATGCCAATATTTTTCGACTACGCACAGGACTGGCTGAACAGCCTGCAGATCGAAGACAGCACCCGCAAGAACTACCGCAGCACCATGCAGACCTACTGGGTTCCGCACTTGGCCACCTACCCCCTCGACAAGATCACGCCAGTTCTGATGCGCAAGATCGTCAACGGCATTGCCTGGACTTCACCGATTCGCAGGAAAGGCGCTATCCGGCTCGTTACCGGGCTGCTGACCCAGGCAGTGAACGATGAGCTTATTCTGAGGAACCCGGCCAACTCGATCCCTCCGACAAGGGTTACCAAGCGCGAGATCGATCCATTCAGCCGCGATGAAGCTGACGAACTGATCGCCAAGCTGTACGAAGTGACGAGCGGATTGCAGGCTATTTACGCGTGTTTTTTTGAGTTTTCTTTCTATACAGGAATGCGCCCAGGCGAGGCTATGGCCTTGCGCTGGAGCGAAGTTGATACGCGCTCGAGGCGCGCTAAAGTTTGCCGCATCAGGTTGTACGGCAAGATCAAGGAGAGGACAAAGACGAAGGTGTCGCGGGAAGTTTTATTGAACGATCGCGCCATACGGGCACTCGAAAAAGCCAGACTGCTTACGGCGGCGCGCTCTGATTATGTTTTCGCGCCGGACGGTTCGGGTGACAGATCAGAGCTATACATCCGATCCGAAACTGGGGCTAAGCGCTATTGGTTGTCAGCATTGCGCAAGAGTGGCATTCGGTATCGCCGGATGTACGATACCAGGCACACCTACGCAACGATGTGCTTGATGTCGGGAATGAACCCAGCGTTCATTGCCGCTCAACTTGGACACAGCATTCAAGTGCTGCTTTCAACCTATGCCAAGTGGATCAGCTCCTCGAGTGATTTCGCGGAGCTTGAAAAGCTGGATTTGCCGAAAAACGGTACAAAAATGGTACTTGAATCTCGGTAG